ATGATAATTGACTACTCTAGAGATGGAGAAGAATTCGATCACGACGTATTATTAGAAAAAGGTTTTGAATTACATGATAACGATTTTAGAAAGAATTATATTATCGACAATAACACTGGAGAACCTACGGATGATTATAAATTTGTTCTTAGTTTCGTAGGTTTTTTAGTCAATGGTGAAAATAATGTGTTTTCAGTATTTCCCAAAAACTTCAAGGTCGATGAAATTCACAAAGATTCAAGCAAATTATTTGATGCTATTTCAAAACACATACAAAGAAGGCCTGATTTATACCTGGGAAGTGAATATGGAAAAAAATTTAAGAGTAATTATCCTTTTGCATCTTTTTTTGGAATTTATGATTACTATACAAGGTTCGGCTTGCACTTTGAAGACAGGAAATATATCAAACCAAATATAGGTGGGAAGGTAAATTGGAAAGAAACAATTAGATTATCTGACAAATTCATATCAAACAATCAGTTTAGTATGTTTCCAATATATTATGAGAAAAAATATTACTACTCAGCTCTTTTAACTGAGTGCATGATTTTCGCAATAAATTATACGATTGATAAGTTTGGTTTTTTTATTGAATTCGAAAAAATTGATAGAGATTATTCTGAATCATTTTTCTTTGATGATAAAGGGTTAATTATTGATAATCTGCATTTGTTAAGACAGCAAACTTTTAAAGACAATCTATTAATTTTAATTGACCATTTGATTAATTTTTTCTCAGAATTACGCGAAGGTGGAAGTTATTATTTAAAACATTATGCATTTTCAAGTATATGGGAAGACATGGTAATGGATTATTTAAGAGTATATTTCAAAGAAGTTCAGAGCGATAAGATTATTTTTGGAGGTAGAAGAAGTAAAGAAATCAATTTTTCTAAACCTTCTTTTAGACCCAATGCAGCAAACCGCAACCATTACTTTACACCGGACTATTATTATACTGAGAAAGATACTCAATTAATATTTGATGCTAAATACTACACGGAAATTAAAGGGATGGACTATAAACAAATAGCATATTATATTTTTTTGAATGAATATCGTGATGGTCCTACTAAATCAATTAAGTATGCTAAGACACATTCCGCATTGATACTTCCAGGAGAAACAAGGGAAAGTAAAATTCATTTTAAAATGGATCCGCAATTTAACTTCACAAATAAAAATCTAGTTATATCTGAAGAATACTTAAATATCAGAGAGATAATAGATTTTTATACAGCTTAATTATCTTCAATATCTATATTGAAAATGAAGAAATCTGTATAAACTGATTATGGTTATGTCAAGGAGGTAGGCGGTGTACAATATTAAAGGAAAACAAGCTGCTAGAATAGAACCGGTCACTTTTTCAGAACTAAATATGACGGAAAATGACATAGAAGAAATTTTAAGAAACAGCATTGATATGATCTGTGATGAAGAGGAATCTATGCTTATTGTTGGCAGGCAAGTTAGAAATGAAAAAAACGGAAGAAGTGATTTGACTGCGGTGGATAACAACGGAAATATTGTGCTTATTGAAATTAAGAGAGATCGCAAGGATATTGAGCATCGCAGAGAAGCTTTTGAGTTTCAGGCAATAAGATATGCTGCGAGCTATGCAACAATTGAAAAGACCGACGATTTGGTAAAAAAAGTTTATGCTCCATACATTGAAAAGTATAGGAGTGAGTTTGAACTTGGAGAGTTAACTTCATTTGAACTTGGTAGTCGTAAGTTGAATGAGTTCCTTCAGGTCAATGACGCACAGAAGAACTTCAATGAAAAGCAAAGAATTATTTTGGTAGCGTCTGATTTTGATGAGCAGACGTTGTCAGCAGTTGCATGGCTTAATAGCAATAATGTTGACATGAGTTGTTATAGATTAACTCCCTACAAGCTAAATGAAGATATATTTTTTTATGTAGAAAAGCTACTGCCAATTACCAACTATGATGATTATTATGTGAACTTGATGGATAAATCAGTTACGACAACAGCAACTCGAGATAAGAAAATCACGCGGAGATCTCTACCTAAAATTGATCTAATGCTTGAATGGGGTGTTGTTAAAGAAGGAGACATTATAGTAGCCAAAGGTAGAGAAGAGGAAGGACGACTTCTTTCTAATGGTAATGTAATGGTTAACGGAGAAGAAAAGTCTATGCAAGCGTGGTTGAAAGAAATTTATGGGTGGTCAAGTGTTCAGACTTATGTTTTTGCTGTACATAAAAAAACTGGAAAAACTTTGTCTCAGATTCGTGAGGAGTATATGTTACAGAAGGAGACGGATAACACTGTGATATAAAAATAAGCAGTTGAGTTAATAGGAGTTGGAGGAATGGGGAAACTAAACTCTTTTAGAGATGTCGTACAAGACTTATTTTATAATGAAATATTTGAAGAGCTATCATCTTATGTAGAAGAGAACCCTTCCGAGATAGACTGTAGCTCCTATGATGTTGAATGTCCAGATGAAGCCTCTTTAGATTTTTTTGAAGTGAAAAGAGTGAATATTAAGAAAGCACCGGATGATCAACTAGATTTTGATGTGATAGTATCAGCTGATCTAATCATCGGGGAGACGGTAAAAAGAAATAGAGAAACTGATGAAGTGGAGCAGTGGTTCAGGATCTCATGTACAGCAGTACTAGATGATGGAATAAGCAATTTTGCCGTACAAAGTGTAGATGTTTACAACAAATATAATACTGGCAAAGAGAACAATCTATCAGAATATCTCGTTCCAATAATATATAAAGAACAGTACGATTCTGAAGCTGAGAAGTTCCTTCAGAAATACTATCCAGAAGCATTAGAAAAGCCCATGCCTGTTTCTGTTGAAACTATTGTTGAAAGGATGGGCCTGAGGGTTCAAGAGGCTCACATCACAAAACATAGGACTGTATTTGGGCAGATTTTCTTCTCAGATTGTACTACGCAGTACTACGATTCTGAACATGGTATGTATCGGAATCTTGATGTTAAGCGAGGCACCATCCTTGTTGATCCTGATGTATATTTCATGAGGAACTTTGGATCTACAAATAATACAGTCATCCATGAGTGCCTTCATTGGGATTTACATAGAAAGTTCTTTGAACTGGAAAAGCTGTTTAATGAAGATGCTCATGCAATTAGGTGCCAGGTAAAAGAAGGGGTTCGACCAGAGCGAAACCGCACTCCACTAGACTGGATGGAAACTCATGCCAATCATATTGCACCAAGGGTTTTGATGCCAGAAAAGCAGACTAGACAAATGGTTGAAGAGCTGATAGAGAAAAATAAAAAAGTGCTTCAAACTGATAATATTGCTGACATTATGGAATCAGTGGTTTATGAACTATCAGACTTCTTTAATGTGTCAAAGTTGTCAGCAAAAATAAGGCTGATTGATCTGGGCTACAATGAAGCAATTGGGGTTCTGACCTATGTTGATGATCGCTATGTTGCCAGTCATGCTTTTGAACGAGACGCAATTAAGAATAACCAGACTTTTACCATTGGAATCCAAGATGCTTTATATGAATATGCGATTAACAGTGAACTTCGCCAAATGGTGGACGATGGGAAGTACTTATATGTTGATGCTCATTTTTGCATTAATGATTCTAAATATGTAAGGCAAAATGATTATGGAGTTCCTGAACTCACTGATTATGCAAGGCAGCACATCGATGAATGCTGCTTGATTTTTGATGTAAAAGCTAGAGTTAATGATAGATATGGCGTTAAATACTACAAAGAAGCAGTCTTATTTAGAGAAGCCATTTCTGATAAAATCATTGAGATAAAATACAGTGATTCAGGGAAAAACAAAGAGACTGATGCACGTGCCGAGGAATTACGAAGCATTGGTAGAGAGGCAAGGCAAATCGCAAATATTGCCAGATCTCTACCTGCAACATTTGCAGACACTTTAACTGCTCATATGGATAGATTAGAAGTAACTGTAGAAGAACTTGAAGAGCGATCACTAATCACAGATAGGACAATAAGGCGTATGAAAAATGAAATCGGATATAGGCCAAAGCTCAATACCGTAGTAGCAGTATGTGTTGGTCTCCAACTTCCGCCAGACCTAAGCATGGATCTAATTAATAAGAGTGGACACACATTAATGGCCTTTGATGAGGAACACGTTATTTATCGTTTTATTTTACATGCCAAGCAACCTTGTTCAATCCTCGAGTGTAATGAGATACTAAGAGCGAATAATCGTAAACCTTTAAGCAAAGAATCATAATTTTTCAACCGACTACCGGACATTTTTTGTCCGGCTATTTTTTTGTCTAAAATTCAAAGCTCCTTACAGATTGCGATTTTAAAATGCAGCCTGTAAGGGGCTTTTTTGCGTTAAAAACGGACATTCCGTGTCCGGGGCAAACCCCGTGAAACACAGTAGTATTAAGACATGAGTTAGCTAACTCGCAGGTAATTTCTTTTTTTATTAGTTTCGCCAAAAAGTTTTTCTTAATAGGAAAAGAAGCTGCCAGTTTAACTTTTATTCTTTAACTACAGAGCAAGGGAAGGAGGTGAGAAAGCGATGGGACCAAACGAAAGACGCATGGAAATCATAGAAACCTTGTGCCATAGAAGGCATGAAACGATGTCCAACTTGGCGTTTGAGTTTGGCGTCAGCATTAGGACCATTAGAAATGATATTGACATCCTATCGCTTTCGTATCCTCTGGAAACAATCCGTGGTCGTTATGGTGGAGGTGTGAAGTTAACTGATGGTTTTTATATGAACCGGAAGTATCTGAAGCATGCGCAACAGGAATTGCTGGAACGGTTAAGCGCGCAACTGTCCGGTGATGACCTCACTGTAATGAATAGTATCTTCAAGGATTTTGCTCTGAACAAAAAGACGAGATGAACCCGAATGAAGAAAGGATGGACAAACGATGAAGAAGATATTTGTTTGCTCTCCCTATAGAGGAGACGTTGAGAAGAACACCAAACGAGCTGCACAAGCAGCCAGAATCCTATGTGAATGTGGCTATATGCCAATCGTACCGCATCTGTATTTTCCGAACTTCTTAAGAGAAGAGGACCAGCACGAGAGGATCCGAGGCATTGAGCTTGGCATTGAACTGATGAAAGAGTGCGATAAGATCTGGCTCCTTGGTCCTGAAATCACAAGTGGTATGGAGTATGAGCTTGAAGCGGCAAAAGAGCTGAAGATTCACGTTGTGATGTATGACGAAGAACTTAGACAGATTAAAGCCAAATCACTACCTATTGATGATCGCGTGGATGATCGCATTCGCGAGATTCTCAAAGGTTTGAAATTAGATTAGAGAGGATGGAAAGTCATGAGCAAAGTGTATTTAACCCTAGCTGATGGGTTTGAAAAGTTAGCTGCTGGATATCGAGCTTTGGCTGAAGAGGGTACAAGCCCAAATCTAGTAAATGAAGCACCAACTAAAGAGGAACCATCCATCGACATCGAAACAGTAAGAGCTGTTCTTGCTGAGAAAAGTCGGGATGGAAAAACCAAAGAAATCAAAGCGCTTCTTATGAAGTATGATGCCGGAAAGCTTTCTGGAGTAAAACCAGAAGACTATGCCAGCCTGCTATCTGAAGCGGAGGCCCTTTAATGGGGGCGCATGCTAGATTTTCCCCATCCTCAGGAGCACGATATTTGAATTGTACGCCTGCGTTGGTTCTGGAGGAACAGTTTCAGGATGAGGAATCTGCATACGCAGCGGAGGGTTCGGCCGGTCACGCACTGGCAGAGCACCTCATAAAAAAGCACCTAAAGATAAGAAGCAAAAGACCTGTATCAGATTACTACTCAGATGACCTGCTGGAAGCGGTGGATGAGTATGTGTCCTATGTTATCGGTGAAATCGAAGAAGCCAGAAGGACATGTAAAGCTCCGATCTTTTCAGTAGAACAGCGGGTAGATGCATCGGAATATGTGGACGAGTGCTTTGGTACAGCAGATATGGTCATCGTCACTGACAAGGTGGCACACATTATAGATTTGAAGCTGGGAAAAGGAGTGGCTGTGTTTGCTGAAGATAACCCACAGTTGATGATTTATGGTCTTGGCATCCTGAGTATGGCTGAACTTCTATATGATGTTGAAATTGTAAGAATGACAGTATTCCAACCAAGACTCAATAATTCAAGCACTTGGGATATCGCACCGGACGAACTAAAAAACTGGGGAGAAGAGGTTCTAAAACCAAGAGGAGCTATGGCTCTGATGGGTGCAGGGGAATTCAAATCAGGAAACTGGTGTCGGTTCTGTAAAGCCAGAAATCAATGTAGGGCAAGGGCAGAACAGTTCTTGGAGCTGGCCAAGATGGAGTTTAAAGCACCGGCACTTCTGTCAGAAGAGGAACTCGCTGAAGTGTTAAAGGTCTCTGACGAGCTCTCCAAATGGGCATCTGATGTTTATGCATATGCTCAAGAGCAAGCCATTGTTCATGGTAAAGAGTGGTCGGGCTTCAAATTGGTCGAAGGTCGAAGCAACAGAAAGTATTCCAGTGAAGAAGAAGTAGCTGAAGCTGCAATGGCAGCCGGTTACAAGGACATCTATAAAAGTTCCCTAGTGACCATCACTGAGATGGAGCGGCTGATGGGAAAAAAAGAATTCAATACGATTCTTGGACATTTGGTGTACAAGCCACAGGGCAAGATTACCCTTGTCCCTGAATCGGACAAGAGAGAAGCAATAAACAATACTACCGCTGCGGCGGAATTTCAGGAGGATTAATTATGAACAAGAATACTGTAGAAACAAAAGTGATTGTACCCTGTCGTTTTTCCTATTTGCACTGCTGGGAACCAGATTCAGTGAATGGGGGAGACCCAAAGTACAGTGTATCAGCCATCGTGCCAAAGAGTGATACGAAAACCATCGATGCCATCAAGGCTGCAATCGAGCAGGCAAAGAAGGAGTCCGTTTCCAAGTGGGGTGGTAAGATTCCAACCAATCTCAAGACGCCCCTTCGTGATGGCGATATTGATCGTCCGGATGATGAAGCTTACAAAGGCTGTTACTTCTTCAATGCCAACAGCAGACAGGCTCCTCAAGTGGTGGACAGCAAGGTACAGCCGATTCTGGACCAAAGTGAAGTGTACTCCGGATGCTATGGTCGCATCAGCGTTACCTTCTATGGTTACAACTCAAACGGCAATCGTGGTGTCGCAGCAGGACTCGGAAACATTCAAAAGTTGAAGGATGGAGAAGCTCTGGGTGGGCGTTCAAAAGCAGCGGATGAGTTTGGCACAGTAGAAGAAGATGACTTCTTAGAATAGTAAGGCATATGGGCGGTGGGAAGCTGCCGCCCTTTATATAAGGACTTGAAAGGATGATTTAATGAATGGAAAACTACTCAGCATCGATATAGAAACCTATTCAAGTGTGGACCTAATAAAGTGCGGCGTGTATGCCTACGTGGATAGCCCGGACTTTACCATATTACTTCTCGCTTATGCCATCGATGAGGATGAAACAAAAATTGTAGATTTGGCTTGTGGTGAGAAAATCCCGGATGAAGTTATATCTGCTATAACGGATGACGGTGTAATCAAGACAGCTTATAACGCAGCCTTTGAGAGAGTGTGTTTATCAAAATACATGGGTGTGAAGTTAACCTCCAGGGCATGGCAATGTACTGCTGTTCAAGCATCTCTACTTGCTCTACCCCTATCTCTAGAGGGTGTGGGTGAAGTATTAAATATTCAAAGAAAGAAGCTAAAGGAAGGGATGGACCTGGTTAGGTACTTTTCGCTTCCCTGCAAACCAACTAAGGCAAATGGTGGCAGGAAGAGGAACCTGCCCCAGCATGACAGGGAAAAGTGGGAACGCTTCAAAGCCTATTGCATTCGAGATGTAGATGCTGAACGTGAAATACGCTGGAAGCTTCGAAAGTATCCCATCCCTGAAAATGAGCTGCTGCTATATCAGCTGGATCAAGAAATCAATGATCGTGGCGTATTGGTAGACCTGGATATGGTGTCAAAGGCAGTTGAATGTGACCTGATGTATAAGGACCATATGACAGCCAAAGCTTATGAGCTTACGGGACTTGATAACCCAAACTCCGTAAGTCAAGTAAAAGAGTGGCTTTCAGAGAGAGGGGTTGAAACCCAGAGCCTTGATAAGAAAACCGTAAATGGACTCGTAGAGGAAACAGATGGAGAAGTGTTAGAGGTATTAAAGCTTAGGCTCCTCATGGCAAAAACCTCAGTGAAGAAATATGAAGCAATTGAGAGATCAGTATCAAAGGATGGAAGGGTTCATGGACTACTCCAATTCTACGGGGCAAATAGAACCGGGCGGTGGGCAGGAAGACTTGTGCAAGTACAAAACCTCCCTCAAAACCATCTACCAGATTTGGAACTGGCCAGATCGCTCATCAAAGAAGGACGTTTTGAAGATGTTGAGCTGTTTTACGATTCTGTTCCTGGGGTTCTGTCAGAACTCATCAGGACAGCTTTTGTACCAAAACCCGGCACACGGTTTATCGTAGCAGACTTCTCGGCCATTGAAGCGAGAGTGCTTGCATGGCTTTCCGGGGAGAATTGGAGACTTGAAGTATTCGAGAGTCACGGAAAAATCTATGAAGCTTCAGCATCGGCAATGTTCAATGTTCCCATTGAGGAAATTGATAAAGGTAGTCCGCTAAGGCAGAAGGGTAAAATCGCTGAACTGGCCTTAGGTTATGGCGGATCCGTTGGTGCACTGACGTCAATGGGCGCTTTGGACATGGGGCTGAAAGAAGATGAACTTCCTCAACTGGTCAATCAGTGGAGAAATGCCAATCCCCATATCACAAAGTTCTGGTGGGATGTTGATGCCGCAGCCATTAAAGCGGTCAGGGAGAAGCGGGAGACTGTGGTCGGTAAAGTGTGCTTTAACTACATGTCAGGGATCCTGTTCGTAACTCTACCTTCTGGCAGAAAGCTCTCCTACATTAAACCGAGACTTGAAATCAATCGATTTGGTAGAGAAGGTTTGACCTACGAGGGCATCGGTGAGAGCAGAAAATGGATGAGGATTGATACTTATGGGCCAAAACTGGTGGAAAACATAGTACAAGCAACAAGTCGTGACCTTCTGGCTTTAGCCATGCTAAGACTTCGAAATAAAGGCTTTGAGATAGTTATTCATGTGCATGATGAAGCTGTACTGGAAGTACCTGATGGTGAATCAAGTGTTGATCAAGTATGTGAAATCATGGCCATCGCACCAGAATGGGCAAAAGGATTGCCGCTTCGAGCTGATGGTTATGAATGCGACTTTTATAAAAAAGATTAGGAGGAATACCTTATGACAAATATTACGATTTTTAAAAATAACGACTTTGGTGAAGTGAGAACATTAGAACAGGATGGAAAGACCTTATTCTGCGGAAGTGATGTGGCTAAAGCATTGGGCTATGCAAGGCCAAATGATGCCTTAAATGCACATTGCAGGTATACGGTAAAATGCAGTACACCTCATCCTCAATCTCCTGGGAAATCAATCGATATGCTTTTCATTCCTGAAGGTGATCTGTATCGGTTGATTGTAAACAGCAAACTGCCATCGGCTGAGAAGTTTGAGAGATGGGTGTTTGATGAAGTAATTCCGACCGTAAGAAAACATGGGCTTTATGCCAAAGATGAGCTACTCAACAACCCTGACCTCTTCATCTCGGCTTTGGAAGAACTGAAAGCGGAACGAGAACGAACAAAACGACTTGAGCTGGAAAATGCAAAGAACAAGCAGATCATTGGAGAACTGAAACCAAAAGCCAGCTACTATGATTTAATACTTCAAAACAAGAGCCTTATGCCGATCTCTCAGATTGCCAAGGATTATGGCATGTCAGGAAAAGCCTTTAATATACTGCTGCATGAGCTTGGGGTTCAATTCAAACAGGGAAACACCTGGTTGTTGTACCAGGGGTATGCCGACCAAGGGTACACCCAATCAAGAACCTTTGCTATTGACGCCGAAAGAAGCAGAATGCATACCTACTGGACTCAGAAAGGACGCCTGTTCCTGTATGATCTTCTGAAAAATGAAAGAAGTCTACTACCGGTTATCGAAAGAAAGCAGAGCGCGTAGGGGGTGATCCAATTGGGGATAAGCAAATACAATGCGGAGGGGTATTATGACCCGACAGCATATGAAGGGTTAAAAAGAGCCGAGGAAAGTATGAAGGTGCTGAAGATTACCTATCCAACAGGCTTTATGGAAATCAATCTGGATAACTTCTTTCCATGCACCTTGGATAAGGCAAAAAAGGTGTTTTCACTGATTCATCGATATTCCAGCGAAGCTGATAAAGATAGACTTCAAGGGTTCTTCATGGATAAGGAAGCTAAGTTTTACTCAAAAATGAGTAAATATGCCGACAAGGCTTCATCTTATCCAGAAAACTCAAAGGAGCACAGGGAGCATCTTTCAAAGTTTAAAGAAGCGAGACACCTGCATCAGCGCATTAGAAGAAACAGAGAAATATTTGAGACAAGGAGGGGCAGCCGATGAAAATTCGATTATGTACGGGTAACTCCCGTATGGATAAAAAGTGGAACCTGGTGGAAATGGAGCTGGAGGAATTCCGTGACCGGATTGCCACTACCAAAAGAACTGCTGAAACCGTGGATCAATACAAAAAGCTTAGTAAGGCCAAGCAGGATGACATCAAGGATGTTGGTGGATTTGTCTTAGGAACATTAAAGAACGGGAGAAGGAAGAAAGATCATGTCCTCTCCCGCTCAGGGCTTTGCCTTGATATGGACTATGCAGAACCGGATACCATCGACCAGATAGATATGTTCTTTTCCTTCAAATGTTGGTTCTACTCGACACATAAGCATACGCCTGAAAAGCCAAGGCTACGATTGATTATTCCACTCTCAAGAGAAGTTTCACCAGATGAATATTCAGCGGTAGCCAGAAAAGTAGCAGATGAAATTGGCATTGAACTTTTTGATGACACTACTTATGAACCAAGTCGGTTGATGTATTGGCCATCAACACCTGCAGATGGAGAATTCATCTTTAAAGAAATTGAAGGAGAACTCCTCAATCCGGATACTGTTCTTTCAAAATATAAAGACTGGCGAGACTCCTCCGAGTGGCCCGTTTCCAAAAGACAGCATGCTGTGGTGCAAAGGGAAGTTAAAAAACAGGCGGATCCACTTGTGAAGCCGGGTACCATCGGAGCCTTTTGCAGAACCTACTCTGTGACTGAAGCCATCAATACCTTCCTTACTGATGTTTATAAGAAAAGTAACATGCCTGGACGCTATGATTATATTCCTGCTGATTCTCAAGCAGGGGTTGTGATTTACGATGACAAATATGCTTTTAGTCATCATGCAACAGATCCGGCCTGTGGAACCTTAATGAACGCATTTGACGTGGTGAGGATACACCAATTTGGGCATTTGGATGAACGCTCATCCGAAGGAACAGATCCTGTTAAGCTTCCGTCCTTTAAGGCTATGCAGGAATTTGCGGTAGCAGATGAAAAGGTGAAGGTGCAGCTGGCAGAAGAACGGGGTCAGCTAGTTAGTGAGGAATTTGAAGATATCAATGAGGACAATTGGCAAACTCTACTGGAGCTAGACAAGCAAGGGAAGGTCAAGGATACTCTGACGAATATTGTGCAGATCATTCGTCATGATGTGAATTTGAAACCCATTGTCTACAACGAGTTCAAAAGCATTCTGGATGTGGTGGGCGAACTTCCTTGGAAGCAGGTGAAACCTGGCTGGGGAGATGCGGATCTTGCTTGCGCAAAGGTGTACTTCGAAAGAGTTTATGGCATATGGTCTCCTACCAAATTTAAAGATGCCCTATTGGCGGTTGCATCAGCGGAGAGAACCTATCATCCCATCAAGAACTATTTTGAAACATTAGAGTGGGATGGTATAGAGAGGCTAGATACTATTTTGATTGATTATCTTGGCGCAGAAGACACGGCTTTTGTTAGGGCAGTTACAAGAAAAACCCTGTGTGCTGCAGTGGCAAGAATCTATGAGCCAGGGAAGAAGTTTGATTCCATTCTCGTTCTTAGTGGTCCCCAGGGTGTCGGGAAATCCACCCTTTTTGCTATCTTGGGTAGGGAGTGGTATTCCGATAGCTTATCTATTGCGGATATGAAGGACAAGACAGCAGCAGAAAAGCTTCAGGGTTATTGGATTCTTGAACTGGGTGAGCTTGCTGGGATAAAGAAAGTGGATGTGGAGACTGTCAAATCCTTCATTACAAGGATAGATGACAAGTTCAGGCAATCCTATGGAGTGAATGTGGAAAGTCATCCAAGAACCAATATTATTGTAGGGTCAACTAACTCAGAAAGTGGATTCCTTCGAGACATCACAGGTAACAGACGGTTCTGGCCGGTGTATGTGACAGGCAAAGGAAAATACAATGCTTGGGATCTTAAGGAAGTGGACCAGGTTTGGGCTGAGTCTATTGAACGCTATAAGGAAGGTGAGGAACTCTTCCTAAAAGGTGATGTGGCACTGGAGGCTTATGAAGCGCAGCAACAATCCATGGAAGCAGATGATCGTGAAGGAATCATCATCGAGTACCTTGAAAAGCTGCTACCGGAGGATTGGGCGAAGATGGATCTTTACCAGAGAAGAAGTTTTCTTGCAGGCAGTGAGTTTGATGGTGGCATCTCTACTGGAACAGAGAAACGGGACAAGTTGTGCATCATGGAAATCTGGTGTGAGTGCTTTGGTAAGGAGAGACAAAACCTTAAACGAACCGACTCCTATGAAATTGAAGGTATTTTGAACCGAATAGGGGGGTGGCAAAAACTCGAATCCAACAAAACCGGGAAGGCGTATTACCCCCTCTATGGTCCTCAAAAGACATTTGTGAGAAAGAGTAGATAGGCACGAAGGCACGAGCTAGGCACATGCCCAGATTGCCTTGAAACTAGAAGGCACGAAGGAAGGCACAGCCGAAACGGTAGTCAAACTGGGTGCTGGGGTGTTGTTGTGCCTATCGTGCCTATAAAAAACCATAATGAGCATTAAAAGTATAGTAATTAGTAGTAATAGGCACGTATATACACGTATACGCGCGTAAGGAGAAAAAGGGGATAGGCATGGTACGTGGGCACGAGTGGAGAAAGGAGATGGTCTTTTGCTAGAAAGTATGGTTGAGAAAAAACTTGTAACCGAGGTAAAAAAGCGTGGAGGGTTGGCGGTTAAATTCGTATCACCTGGTCTGGATGGGGTGCCGGACCGCTTGGTACTTTTCCCAGGTGGAAGGTTGGCGTTTGTGGAATTAAAAGCACCAGGCAAGAAGATGAGACCGCTTCAGATAAAAAGGGCAAAGATGCTAAGTGCATTGGGCTTTAAGGTCTACTGCATTGATAATCCTAAAATGATTGGAGGTGTTCTGGATGAAATACAAACCCCATAGTTATCAGGAATTTGCCAGAGAGTTCATTCTAGACCACCCCGTCTGTTGTTTGATGTTGGATATGGGTTTAGGCAAAACGGTGGTAACCCTTACTGCAGTTTGGCTGATGGCACTTGACAGTTTTGATGTAGGTAAGATTCTTGTCATTGCGCCAAAGCGAGTGGCTGAGGATACCTGGCCTAAGGAGCTTAAAAAATGGGAGCACTTGACCGGGCTTACATACTCGTTGGTGCTAGGCAGTAAAAAACAAAGAGAAGAATCTCTTCGGAAAAAAGCTACCATCTATATCATTAACAGAGAAAATGTTGCATGGCTTGTTGAGAACTATAAATGGGATTTTGATACTCTGGTAATCGATGAGCTGTCAAGCTTCAAATCCAATAAGGCTCAAAGGTTCAAAGCGCTGAAGAAAGTAAGACCAAAAGTACAAAGAGTGATCGGTCTTACAGGAACACCAGCACCGAATTCACTCTTGGATCTCTGGCCACAGATGTATCTTTTGGATATGGGTGAAAGACTTGGCAGGTTCATTGGTGGATATAGAGATAGGTTCTTTAAGCCGGACAAACGAAACAAGGAAATCATTTTTTCCTATAAACCACGTGATGGAGCAGAAGAGAGCATCTATCAACTTATCAATGATATCTGTATTTCCATAAAAGCTGTAGATTTTCTTGATATGCCTGACAAGATCAGTAATCGAGTTGAAGTGTCCATGGATAAGAAGGAAAAGGAACTGTATGAGGAGTTTAAGCGAGAGATGATTATAACGTTGAAAGGCGATGAAATAGATGCCATCAATGCTGCTGGGCTATCTAACAAGCTACTGCAGATGGCCAACGGAGCAGTTTATGGAGAAAATAAAAAAGTGGTTTCAATTCATGATAAAAAGCTGGATGCTTTGGAGGATTTGATTGAAGCATCAAATGGGAAACCACTGTTAGTTGCCTACTGGTATAAGCATGATCTGGAGAGAATCTCAAAGCGGTTTGATGTGAGGATCATTCAGACCACAAAAGATATTGATGATTGGAATGCAGGTGAAATACCAGTAGCTCTTATTCATCCAGCGTCTGCAGGACACGGGTTAAATCTTCAAGATGGCGGGTCCACCATCATCTGGTTTGGTCTTACCTGGTCCCTTGAGCTATATCAGCAGCTTAATGCTAGACTTTGGAGACAAGGTCAAAAGAACACTGTGGTCATTCAACATATCGTGACAAGTGGAACCCATGATGAAGATGTGATGAGAGCTTTGGAAAACAAAGATATGAAGCAATCCGCTTTGATTGCAGCTGTTAAAGCAAGAATTGGAGGGATCTAACATGAGTGAAAGGATAGAAAAAATTATGAAGGAGTATCCACAGATGGTTATGGAGCGGACTTGTCTTGAAAACCAACTCCGCAATTTCACCGGAATATCTGAGACAGAAATGATTGATTCCATGTACTTCAATAAGCCTGAAGGTGAAAGAGTTCAGACCAGTGGAGTTTCTGAGAAAACTGCGAATATCGCCATTACCTATAGAAAGAAAATGGAGAGGATCAATAAGGAATGGAGAGAGCATCTTGAAAAGAAATATGCCATCATTTCAGAGGAGATTCTATTCTTTGAATCTGCCATTGCATCATTAAGCGGTAATTTGTCGGAAGTTATTACCGATATGGTCATCTGTGGTTTGACTTGGGATGACCTTAGCTTCAAGTATCACATCAGTAGAACGATGGTGGCCAAATATCGAAAGAAAGCCATCCGTGAGCTAGAAACCCTTTATGCCATTCACGATAGGGAAATGGCAGAGTATATATTGAGTTGAGGTGCAGGTATGTGTAAACGTGGAGATATTTACTTTGTCGATTTTGGTAAACACAAAGATACGAAAAAGCAGCAGGGAATAAGACCGGTGGTGGTTGTAAGTAACAATAAGGCTAATACCCACTCACCAGTTATCACCGTTGTACCCCTCACCTCTAAAATTAATAAAAAGAGATTCTTACCGACACATGTCTATATACCAGTATCATCTGGAAGTGGGCTTAATTCACCCAGTATAGCATTAGCTGAGCAGGTAGATAGTATTGATAAAACAAGGCTTTTAGAAAAACGAGGTCACATAAAAAGCAAGGCTATCATGGATAAAATCACGATGGCCATTCAAATCCAAGTCGGAGTGTTTGAGGAATTCAACTGAAAAAACAGGCATTATTGGCCTGTTTTCTTAATGAAAGATATGCAATCTTTACAGATGATTTTTTCTTTGAATTCCCTTGTTTCGTTTGGACTTCCACATAAAACGCAGTAAGGTTTAAATCTTCGAAGGATGATAGAATGACTTTCTGTGAAAATTTCTAATGGTTCTCCACGATCCATATCAAGAATCATTCTTAATTCCTTCGGTATAACAATTCTGCCGAGCGGATCAACTTTTCTAGTGATACCAGTTGCTTTCATTAGAACCTCCTAGTTGTTATATCCATAATATATGAGAAATGTTTCCAATTCAATGGCAGAGCTTCCAATTATAAAAATTTTTATTGTGAAAATGATAAAGGATTAAGATAAGAAGAATAGAGCGACGAAATAAAAAACAATGGACAATAGAAAAAATAAGATACCGAGTATAAAATATTTGACAAGGTATAAAGAAGGTGATAATATACCATTATAAGGAGATGCTAGATATGGATATTAATGAACAACGTGAAAAGCAAGTGGCTAATCTTCAGAGTAACTTGTCTGCGATTCGTAAAATTGCTGGCTGGACAGCTGAGCAACTTGGTGAAAAAATCGGGGTTACTAAACAAACAATTAGTAACTTGGAGAATAATAGAACAACAATGACACTAACCCAATATATTGCAATTCGAGCGATTATAGATTATGAGATTAAGAATAATAAAGAAAATGTTGTATTACCTCAAGTAGTTGAAATATTACTAGATAAATATGAAGATTACTCTGAGGAACAACAAGAGAAGATTGAAGAAAAGGTAAAAACTATTGCTGCAACTGCGTCTGGTGGAATAACGGGTGCTGCATTAGCCGCAGTGAGCATAGGATTATTTGGAGGCATAATAGGAGGTCCTTTAGCTGGTGTAGTAGCTGGAACATCATGGCTTTCAAGGATTCTAAAAGAAAAAAAATAATCGAAATAGATTCTGTCAGGAGATGAGCGATTATGAATAAAAAAGTAGTAAACATAGCGGAATATCGCAAAAAGAGCAATAAAAAAAAGAATTATAAGAATGCAAAAAGCTATGAAGAAATAATTAGTGAAGAATATGCAGAAGATTTAGCTAATGAATTTAAAAAAATATTAAGTGAAGAAAAAAGTGATAAGTAATAACAAATTCGAAAGGAGAATGCTCTATGAGTGCAGCAAAACAAATTTTATCAGGATTGGAAAATGTAATTAAAGAAGCAACTAGGACTGGATACAAAAAAGGTGCTGAAACTGTGTTGAAAGAATTTGCACCACATGCTGGTCGAGAATTGAAAAAAGGTAATGGAGCAATTATGAAGACTTTTAATGAAATAGGCAGAGCTATTAAGAAGATGTAGATCACAAGTGAGGCAACTAGATCTGGTTTACCAAAGGTGTACTAAAGGTGTACTGTAATGTCGATTCTTTTGCTATATAATTATAATTGCCAAGAAGTGTAGAGAGTCTGGGATTTCCCCCGGGCTCTTTTTTCATGGCCGGATGCGACTTTCATCCTTTCACGCATCCGTACATAGAAAGGAGCGATGAAGAATGATTTTTACAAGTGAGCAGGTATCCTGCGGTCACCCTGATAAGATTTGCGACCAGATATCAGATGCCATTGTCTCCGATTGCTTAAGGCATGACAGAAACAGTCGTGTGGCAGCAGAGTGTCTGATCAAGGATTATAACATCGTCATTGCCGGTGAGATAAGCTCAAAGCATGAACCGGATTATAATCTACTGGTTTCTGATGTCTTAAAAGGAATCGGGTTAGAGGATACCGACAAATATAAAGTGACGGTGTTGATCAGTAAACAAAGTGAGGATATTGCCATAGGTGTAGATGGAAATAATGGAGCTGGAGATCAGGGAATGATGTTTGGCTATGCCACAAGAGAAACCCCTGAGTTTCTTCCAATACCCTACGCAGTGGCCACCCATGCATTAAAGCTGCTTCGAGAGATTAAAAGTCTAATGCTTCTCCCGGATGCAAAAAGCCAGGTTTCCTTTGATTATGATACAGGAAGGATAACCACATTTCTGATAAGCACACAACACAAAGACGGGTTTAGTGTCGAGGACATCAAGCCTATTGTAGAAGCGGTGATGGAAACCGCTGCTGCTGACTACGGTTTGAACACAGATTTTGAAAGACTGATTAATCCCACTGGAAGATTTGTTATTGGATCATCCTTTGCGGACAGTGGTTTGACCGGAAGAAAGGTCATCGCTGATACCTACGGTGGAATGTGTAGACACGGTGGTGGAGCTTTTTCAGGAAAGGATCCCACCAAGGTTGATAGAAGCGGTGCTTACATGGCGAGGAAGATTGCAAAGGACATCGTAAGGCTTGAGTATGCTGAGCGCTGTGAAGTACAACTTGCCTATGCCATTGGTGTGGCAGAACCAGTATCTGTTGCAGTAGAGTGCTTTGGAACAGAGCATGTTCCCATTGATTTTATTGAGAAACACATCAAAGGTAGTTATGATCTGACACCAACAGGAATCATAAAATCTCTGAAGCTTCTTGATGTTGATTACAATGAGGTATCCACTTACGGTCATTTTGGCAAAGCACATCTCCCTTGGGAGGAATAAGCAATGCCTAGACGACCAAACATACCGTGCAAGCATCCTGGCTGTAATCGACTGGTACCACCCGGGACGAAGTTCTGTGAGGAACATGGTAAGCTACACCGAGTGGATACCAGAACCACCAAGGAGAAAGGTTACGATGGTCGGTGGAGAAAAGCGAGGGCCAGGTACTTAAAGCGTCATCCCATTTGTGTTCGGTGTCTTAAGCAAGGGAAGTATGTGAAGGCTACAGTGGTGGATCACATCAAACCACATCGTGGAGATGAACAACTCTTCTGGAACGAGAGCAACTGGCAAGCGCTGTGCAAGTCTTGTCACGATAAGAAAACGATGACTGAAGATAGATATCAAGAATATAAATACTAATGTTACCCCCAGGGGCGGTCAAAATCTCTACAACTTTTTCAGCTGGAGACCGCGCCCCCCTCTCGTGTGAAAAAACGCAGAATTAAATAGGGGGGATACCTAAAAAGGGCTTAACCGACTGAAAAATCTAAATGAAATAGCGAAACTACAATGAAAGCTTCGCCTTAATGGGTGAAGGGTTTCGATAAATAGTTACTATATTTGCTGTGAAACAGCTGCCAAAAGCAGAGTTTTGCGGCTTTTTTTATGCAATTAATTAACGAAAGGGTGTGAAGCAATGACGGACTTTCAAGCCAAACAAATAAGGGAACTTCGGATGAGAGGCGTTGGGTATCGTGCCATTGCTTCAGTTGTCGGACTCTCAAGGGATATCGTGAGAAATTACTGTAAGACCCATGACCTGGATGGCTTAGCCACTGATGTGAAAATCAACATTAAAGAGAAGATGGAAAAAGGTGAGGCTTGTTTGAGCTGTGGTAGGGATTTGAAACAGCCGGGTACTGGACGAAAGAGAAAATTCTGCTCAGATATTTGCAGGCGGGAATGGTGGCTCCAACACTCAGACAGTATCAAGCGAAAAGAAACTGCCTACTATGAGCTGACCTGTACCTACTGTGGGAAAGACTTCAAGGTCTATGGGAACAAGAATAGAAAATACTGCAGTCACAACTGCTATGTACATGATAGATTTTGGCGAAAAGAAGAAGGAAGAGCACCATATATTGGGCCTTCCATAAGTGAGGAGGCGCATTATGAGTGAAATGAAATGGAAGTCCATACCGGTAGGAGAATTAAGACCTGCTGAATATAACCCCAGGAAAAAGCTAAAAGCTGGGGATAAGGAATATGAAAAAATCAAGAACTCAATCCTTGAGTTTGGTTATGTAGAACCGATCATCGTCAACTATGATATGACCGTGATTGGTGGACATCAAAGGTTAACGGTCCTCAAAGATTTAGGCTATAAGGAAGTACAGTGTGTTGTGGTGGAGATTCAGGATGAAACAAAGGTGAAAGCCTTGAACATCGCACTGAATAAAATCACTGGTGCTTGGAATGAAGAGCTCCTAGCTGATCTCTTGGTCGATTTGCAAACTGCAGACTTTAATACCGACTTCACCGGATTCGCGGCACCTGAGATTGAACAACTCTTTTCGAAGATTCACAACAAAGAAGTCAAAGAAGATGACTTTGATGTGGACGAAGCCTTGAAGAAACCCACGATGACTATGAAGGGTGATATATGGCTAATCGGAAAGCATAGATTGATCTGCGGAGATTCAACCCTGCCGGAAACCTATAACACACTAATGGATGGGAACAAGGCCAACATTGTCGTAACAGATCCGCCTTACAATGTGAACGTAGAGGAAACTGCAGGGAAGATTCAAAATGATAATATGCCGGATTCTGATTTTTATAAATTTCTCTTTGCAGCATTTGTGAATATGGAGCAGAGCATGGAGACAGATGCTTCCATTTATGTGTTCCATGCCGATACCCAAGGTTTAAATTTCAGAAAAGCCTTTACCGATGCTGGGTTCTATTTATCAGGTTGTTGCATCTGGAAGAAAAATTCACTGGTGCTTGGGCGCTCACCCTATCAATGGCAGCATGAACCTTGTCTCTTTGGTTGGAAGAAAGGCGGAAGGCACCAATGGTACTCGGACAGAAAGCAGACCACCATCTGGGAGTATGATCGTCCAAGGTCATCAAAAGAGCATCCCACCATGAAGCCAGTTGCCCTAATGGCATATCCAATTCAAAACTCATCCATGAGTAATTGCATCGTCTTGGATCCCTTCCTCGGTAGTGGTTCTACACTGATGGCTTGCGAACAGACTGGACGCATTTGCTATGGGATTGAGCTTGACGAGAAATTTGCTGATGTTATTGTGAACCGGTTTGTAGAAACTACCGGGGATACTTCAAGGGTATTTTTATTACGTGATGGAGAAAAGATCCCCTTTGATAAAGTTAAAGAAAAGCTTGAAGAAATAACATCTAAATAGCCCAGGAATGCTTGACTTATATCTCTTTTAGAGTGATGTATGTAGTACCCAAAACAAAGGAGGTATAAGTCAATGCGTATTGAAACGACATGTGAAAATCGAAAAGAACTGGTGAAAAGTATCGGCGAATTTTTAGGACAGAAACCTAAGTATGTAGGACCACCGAGTTATGCATACAAGGTGGAAGGCTACACCATTGAACGGGATGGAACGGTGGTGAGTGAAACAGAAATGGATGGTGAGTGGATGAGAGCGCACTTAGAAGAACATGGATTTGCAGAACCAAGACAAGAGCTTGAAAGTCTAGAAGTCAGTGTTCCTTTAGAGGATATGGAAGGACCGCAACTTCAAAACTTGATCTACATGATTAGAAGCAAACAGTACCTGCTCAACCGAGTGGTGGGGAAAGACCATTTTTCTATCAGCGATGATTTCATTAATACGCTGCAAACGAATCTGCCAGAAACCAAAGAAGACTTCCTTAACCTATGCAGTGAAAGTGCTGAAGCCATTTCAGGACTGAGCTTTGAAGATGACAAGGCAACTTTCACTTTTCCAGGTTCAGAAAAGCCTGAGAAGAACAGAGCCTATGTTGAACTAGCTGCCATGATGATGGCCCATGCAAGAGAGGCAAAGCGAATAAGCCCAAAAGCCAGCGAATCTGAAAATGAAAAATACTACCTTCGGGTATGGCTGGTCAGACTTGGCCTAGGAGGCAAAGGGGCAAAGAACTCAAGGAAAGCCCTGCTTGAAGGTTTAAAAGGGCACACCGCCTTTCGAACCCCTGCTGATGCCGAGAAACACAAGGCTAGACTGCGCGAAAGAAAAGAAGGTGAAAGCCAGGATGAATAAACCAAGGGCGTTATTTGGAAGAAAGCTCAATGACCTTGAAGAACTAAGAGATGCTACAGCCCGTGCAAAGCAAGCTGGACAGCGAGGCAGTCTTTATGAAGTGATCAAAGTAGTCTCCTTGGATGGTGATGACTTCAAAGCCTTTGCAGAAGATTTCTTCAATGAACAACCTTGGATTGATAAGTCTGATGGTGGTTCAAATGAAAACGGAGAAATCAGATGCATCCGGGTTATCAACACCGATACCGGTGAGCGTGTCCTCATCAATAGCGAGGGTTACTCCTGGTGCCGGTATACAGCCCTAGAAGAATGAAATAAATATGCGTTTTAAATGCACATTTAACTTGCTATTACCTGTGTTTAGAGTGATATATAGTACTACCAAAAAGCTTAAAACACAGGTAAGAGAAAGGATGAGAGCAGATGAAAACGCAAACCTTCGGGATTGAAATCGAAGTTACAGGGATTACAAGAGAGCAGGCAGGGCAGGTCATTGCAGACTACTTTGGAACGAGAAACATATATGTGGGAGGCGGCTACAGAACCTACGAGGTCATGGACAACAAGGGGAGAACCTGGAAAGCCATGTACGACTCAAGCATCGTTCCACAAAAGAAAAAAGGAAGAACCAGAGTTTCAGCCGGAGATGAATACAAAACGGAAGTGGTCAGCCCCATCCTCACTTACGAGGACATGGGGGATTTGCAGGAACTGGTTAGGCAGCTTAGACACAAGGGTGCCATGGTAAACAACTCCTGCGGGATACATGTACATGTTGGAGCAGAACGCTTCACACCGCAAACCTTAAGAAACATTGTCAACATCATCGCCAGCAAGGAAGATATCCTTTACAAGGCGCTTAAGATAGACCGAGGAAGGATCCGGTACTGCAAGAAAACCAATGAGAAGCTACTGGAAACCATCAACAAGAAAAAGCCAAAGACCATGAGAGAGCTTTCAGACATCTGGTACGCAGAGGATCCCTATGGAAGAGACAGGCATTACAACGCTACCAGATACTATGGACTCAACCTACACGCCACCTTTACCAAAGGCACTGTAGAATTTAGACTTTTCAACTCCACCACCCACGCTGGAGAGGTAAAAGCATACATTCAATTTTGCCTGGCAGTGAGCCACCAAGCCTTAAGTCAGAAGAAAGCATCAGCAAGAAAAACAGTGACGGACAACGAGAAATACGCCTTCAGATGTTGGATGCTAAGGCTGGGACTTATCGGAGACGAGTTTAAAACCTGCAGACTCCATTTTCTAAAGTACCTTGATGGAAATTCAGCTTGGAGACAAGCAGGATGAAATGAATAGCTACAAGCTCACCGGGGCGGGAGATCCGCCCTTAAGGTGGTAGAAGGGTTCCCAACGCTGCTGAAAAGCCCACACAGGCCAAGCTGGCGGGGAAGAATGGCCCTTTAGGAAAGGATGAAAAGAAATGAAAACAAAACTGTACATTGCCTACGGGAGCAACATGGATGAAAGTCAGATGGCTTTTAGATGTCCTGGGGCAAAGCTAAAAGGTGTATCAGAGATTGAAGGTCACAGGCTTATCTTCAAAGGTTCAAAGACAGGCGCCTACGCCACCATTGAAAAAGAAGAAGGGCATAAGGTGCCGGTGGTGGTTTGGGAGATTGAACCGACAGACGAACATAGCCTTGATCGGTATGAAGGCTTCCCGACATTCTATTACAAAGAATGGATTGAGTTAAACATTGATGGTGAAAAGATTCAAGGGATGGTCTACATGATGGATCATGACAGGAAACTAGGACAGCCAAGATACCACTATTACAAAACCCTGGAAGATGCCTATGAGAGATTTGGCTTTGATAAAGTCATCCTTGAAAAAGCACTTGAGGATTCTTCGGTAGAGGGGGATGAAGATGTTTATTAGAAAAGAAATCCTAGAGAAACTAAGAAAACAATATCCACCTGGAACAAGGGTGGAACTGATTCGAATGGAAGATATTCAGGCACCACCAACAGGAACCCAAGGAACGGTAACCGGAGTGGATGATATCGGAAGTATCATGGTTTCCTGGGACAATGGTAGTAGCCTTAGTGTGGTATATGGTGAGGACAGCTGCAGAAAACTAGAAGGTTAAAACACAGATTTAAGCCAAATGAAAGACTTCTTCGGAGGTCTTTTTTCTTGCTGTTAGCCAATGAGAGGAGGTGGGACTTATGGCACAGAGAGGAAGAAAACCCAAACCGACAGCATTAAAAGAACTAGAAGGGAATCCTGGGAAACGTGCACTCAACGATAAAGAACCAAAGCCGCCAAAGAAAGCTCCCAGATGTCCTTCATGGTTGGAGCAGGAAGCAAAGAAAGAATGGAGACGAATGGGGAAGCTTCTTGAGCAGATGGGAATCCTGACAGAAATGGACATGGCCGCTTTTGCGGGTTACTGTCAGGCATACGCTAGATGGAAGGAAGCAGAGGAGTTTATCACCCAGCATGGAACCATGATCAGAACCCCTAATGGTTATTTGCAACAGGTGCCGCAGGTTTCCATCGCGCAAACCAATCTGAAAATCATGCTCAAGTTCTGTGAGCAGTTTGGACTGACACCATCTGCAAGAAGCAGAATCGTCGCAGGTGAAGGTACTGTGGATCCCGCAGATGAGATGGAGAAGATTCTAGGAGGTGGTGCGTAATGGCCTATAAATACGCACCGTCACCCTTTATGCTTGAAACTTCCCATTATGATAAAGCAAAGGCAGATAGGGCAGTTGCCTTTATTGAAAACCTAAGACACACCAAGGGGAAATGGGCAGGGAAGAAGTTTCTTCTGCTACCTTGGCAGGAACAGATCATTCGTGACTTGTTTGGCATCGTCGGGGAAAATGGGAAGCGACAGTTCCTGACAGCCTATGTTGAGATACCCAAGAAACAGGGGAAGTCTGAACTGGCAGCTGCCATTGCACTATATCTTCTTTATGCTGACAATGAACCCAGTGCAGAGGTGTATGGTGCGGCCTGCGACAGATCCCAGGCGTCCATTGTATTTGATGTAGCAAAGCAAATGGTACAGATGACACCGGCGTTGCTAAAAAGGTCAAAGATTACAGCTGCCACCAAACGAATCGTCAATTACTCCAATGCAGGGTTCTATCAAGTGTTATCAGCTGAGACGGGAACCAAGCATGGACTGAATGTATCGGGTCTTGTGTTTGATGAGATTCATGCACAACCCAACAGAAAACTCTATGATGTTTTGACAAAAGGTTCCGGTGATGCCAGAGAGCAGCCCTTGTTTTTTATCATCACCACTGCAGGAAACGATAAAAATAGCATCTGCTATGAACTCCACAGTAAAGCCCTGGATATAAAGGCCGGTCGAAAGAAAGACCATACCTTCTACCCGGTGGTATATGGACTGACAGAAGCAGATGATTGGAATGATGAATCCAACTGGTATAAAGCGAATCCTTCGCTGGGACATACCATTTCCATAGATCGGGTGAGAGAAGCTTACAAAAACGCTCTTGAAAACCCTGCGGAAGAGAATGTGTTTAAACAACTAAGACTCAATATCTGGACTTCAGCGACAGTGTGCTGGATACCTGATCACATTTATGATCGAGGAAATCTACCCATTGATATGGAATCACTGCAAGGCCGTGAATGCTACGGGGGACTAGATCTTTCCAGTACATCAGATATCACAGCCTTTGTTCTTGTGTTTCCGCCAAAGGCAGAGAATGAGAAGTACATCGTATTGCCATTCTTTTGGTTACCGGAGGATACATTGGAGCTAAGATGCAGAAGGGACCATGTGCTCTACGATGTTTGGGAGCTACAAGGCTATATCCAAACTACTGAAGGGAACGTGATTCATTATGGTTTTATTGAAAAGTTCATTGAGGAGCTTGGAGAGAAGTATCACATTAAAGAAATCGCCTTTGACCGCTGGAATGCCACTCAAATGGTCCAGAATTTAGAGGGTATGGGATTTACAGTTGTACCCTTTGGACAGGGCTATAAGGACATGTCCCCACCAAGTAAGGAGTTATATAAGCTTCTTATGGAAGGGAACATCAATCATGGTGGTCACCCAGTTCTTAAATGGATGGCTCAGAACGTAGTCATGCGTCAAGATCCTGCAGGGAACATCAAACCTGATAAAGAAAAGTCAGTAGAAAAGATCGATGGTATAGTCGCTACTATCATGGCCCTTGATCGCTGCATTAGAAATAAAGACGATGATGGCAGTATTTACGATGAGCGAGGTATCATCAGTTTTTAATTAATTTGTACATCTGTTTATGGCAGGTGTTTTTCATACTCAATTTCAGGAGGTAGGTCAATGAACATACCAATTATCTCAAAGTTAATAAAGGCTCGTGATAAGCCTAAAGATTACTACTCTGGCTCAAATTACACATATCTGTTTGGGCCAACGACAAGCGGAAAGACAGTTAATGAATTTACTGCTATGCAGACAACAGCGGTATATTCCTGTGTTCGTATTCTCGCAGAAGCAGTAGCATCTCTTCCGCTACATGTGTATAGGTATAAAGAAAATGGCAAGGAGCGCGTGTATAACCATCACTTGTACCATATCCTACACAATGAACCCAATACAGAAATGAGTTCCTTTGTCTTTCGAGAGACATTGATGAGCCATTTGCTTATTTGGGGAAATGCCTATGCACAGATTATCCGTGATGGTGCCGGGAGGGTGGTGGCTTTGTATCCACTTCTACCAAACAAGATGACAGTTAGCAGAGACAAAAATGGAGAAATCTACTACATTTACACCACTACCTCTGATGAGAACCCTAACTTCAAGGACTATGGTTCAGTGGTGTTAAGAAAACAGGATGTTCTTCACATTCCAGGACTGGGCTTTGATGGTTTGGTGGGATACTCGCCAATTGCTATGGCAAAGAATGCTGTGGGTATGACCATAGCCACTGAAGAATACGGAGCCAGCTTCTTTGCCAATGGAGCTAATCCCGGAGGTGTGCTTGAACATCCAGGTGTGCTTAAGGATCCTAAAAAGGTTAGAGATTCCTGGAATGAAGTGTACCGAGGAACAGCCAATGCCCATAAGATCGCTGTCCTTGAAGAAGGAATGAAATATCAGCAGATTGGTATTCCACCGGAAGAAGCACAGTTTCTTGAAACAAGAAAGTTTCAGATCAACGAAATAGCAAGGCTCTATCGGATTCCTCCTCATATGGTCGGTGATCTTGAGAAATCCAGCTTCTCAAATATTGAGCAGCAATCCTTAGAGTTTGTAAAATATACCTTGGATCCTTGGGTCATAAGATGGGAACAAGCCATGCAGCGTTCACTCCTACTTCCAAAAGAGAAGCAGGAGTTTTTTATTAGGCTCAATGTGGACGGACTTCTACGGGGTGATTACCAAAGTCGTATGAATGGTTATTCTGTGGCAAGGCAGAATGGATGGCTTTCAGCCAATGACATAAGAGAGATGGAGGACATGAACCCAATCCCAGATGAGGAAGGAGGAAACCTATATCTAATCAATGGAAATATGACAAAGCTCAAGGATGCCGGTTTATTTGGCGGCCAAGGGCAGAGTGATGCAGCAAATAAGAAGGGAAGTGAGGAAAGCAGATGAAGCGCAAATTTTGGAATTGGGTCAAGAATGAGGGCGAAAGAACCCTCTTTTTAAATGGAGAAATATCAGATGAAACCTGGTATGGGGACGAAGTGACCCCAAAGCTATTCAAGGAGGAACTGGAGTCGGCTCAGGGAGATATCACTGTTTGGATTAATTCTCCGGGCGGAGATGTTTTTGCAGCCGCACAGATTTACAACATGCTGATGGACTATCAAGGCAATGTGACGGTGAAGATTGATGGTCTGGCTGCATCAGCTGCTTCTGTTATTGCAATGGCGGGAACGGAAGTACAGATGTCACCAGTTGCCATGATGATGATTCACAATCCCATGACAGTGGCAATTGGAGATTCAAAGGAAATGCAAAAGGCCAGTGAGATGCTGTCGGAGGTTAAGGAAAGCATCATGAATGCTTATGAAATCAAAACAGGTCTTACAAGAACAAAGATATCCCACTTGATGGATGCAGAGTCCTGGTTTAACGCAAGAAAAGCAGTGGAGCTGGGATTTGCAGATACAATCCTGTTTTCCAGTGAGGAGGAGAAAGTGGAGGGCGAACCGCTGGAAGCTGTGATGTTTTCTAGAGCCGCAGTAGCCAATTCACTACTAACCAAGCTTATTCCACCCAAACCGGAGAACAGAACACCTATTGAGCAGTTGGAAAAAAGACTGAGCCTGATCGCTCACTAATTTGAGGAGGAAAATGATATGAACAAAATTCTTGAACTGAGAGAAAAGAGAGCAAAAGCCTGGGAAGATGCGAAAGCTTTCCTGGATAGCAAAAGAGGAACTGACGGTATGCTTTCTGCCGAAGACACTGCCACCTACGACAAAATGGAAGCGGAAGTAGTCAACCTGGGAAAAGAAATCGAAAGACTGGAGCGCAGAGCGTCCATTGACGAGGAGCTTGCCCGTCCAACTTCATCTCCTATTACCAATAAGCCAGGAAGTGCCATGGGCGGAGAAGAGAAAAAGGGTAGAGCCTCCAATGAGTATCGACAAGCATTCTGGAAAGCCATGAGAAACAAGAACAGTTATGATGTTCAGAATGCTCTACAGATTGGTACGGATTCAGAGGGCGGTTATCTGGTGCCTGACGAGTTTGAAAGAACCTTGATTGAGTCACTTCAGGAAGAAAATATCTTCAGAAGCATCGCCAAGGTCATCACCACTTCATCCGGTGATAGAAAGATTCCAGTGGTGGCATCCAAAGGAACTGCATCCTGGGTGGATGAGGAAGGTCCGATTCCTGAATCTGATGATGCCTTCACTCAAGTGTCCATTGGTGCCTATAAGCTTGCAACCATGATCAAGGTATCTGAAGAGCTTCTTAATGACAGCGTCTTTAACCTTGAAGGCTACATTGCAAGGGAATTTGCAAGACGAATCGGTGCCAAGGAAGAAGAAGCCTTCTTTGTTGGTGATGGTTCTGGTAAACCTACAGGTATATTCAACGCCACAGGTGGGGCGGAGCTTGGTGTGACTGCAGCTTCAGCTACTGCCATCACCGTTGATGAGATTATGGATCTCTTCTACAGCTTGAAATCACCTTATCGAAAGAATGCTATCTTCGTCATGAACGATGCGACAGTAAAAGCCATTCGAAAACTGAAGGATGGGAATGGTCAGTATTTGTGGCAGCCTTCCATCTCTGCAGGTCAGCCTGACACCATTTTGAATCGACCTGTAAAGACTTCTGCCTATGTACCAACCATTGCAGCAGGAGCCAAGTCCATCGCCTTTGGTGATTTTGGGTACTACTGGGTAGCCGACAGACAAGGTCGTTCTTTCCAGAGACTTAATGAACTCTTTGCAGCCACCGGTCAAGTAGGTTTTAAGGCAAGTCAGAGAGTGGATGGAAAACTGATTCTTGCTGAAGCCATCAAGGTTCTTCAGCAGAAAGCGTAGGTGGGGCTCTATGAGTAATGTCAAGAACTATACAGAGCAAGGTGGAGAAAAAACGGTTATCGGTGGCGAGCTTTTAATCACCGCTGAAGGAAAGCTTACTTTTGATGGGGTGGAGGTTAAACCCTCTGCCCTTCAGACAGATAGCACCGCAGCGGATGTGCCAGCATTGGTGGCTGATTTTAATGCACTTCTTGCAAAGCTTAAATCCGCAGGACTTATGGCATCAGAATAGGGAAGGGGGTAGTCGGTGGTGTCAGCCTTACTAGAGAAAGTAAAAAAGAATCTGATCCTTGATCATAATGAGGATGATGAGCTCATTACAAGCTACATCACCGCTGCCACCTCTTATGCAGAAGGCTATCAGAAAAAAGTATCGGGATTCTATGAGATAAATCCCATGGATCCAACCACAGAACAAGCTGTCATTATGCTATCATCTCACTTTTACGAAAGCCGGGATGGTAGCACTGGCGGCTTTTTTCAGGATAAGGTGGATGCCAGTGAGCAGGTTTGGCGTGTGGTGAACATGCTCCTTCGCATGAATAGGGATGTGGTCATATGAGTTTTGGAATGATGCAGACCTTTATTGAAATCTATTGCACCAATTCCGTAAAAGATGAAGAAGGCTTCGTGACAAAAGAAGAAGTCCTTTTACTAAAGACCAGAGCCTATAAAGAAAACAGGCATGGTAATGAAGCCTGGAAAAACAGGGCAAGCTTTACAACTGCTACCGCCCTGTTTAGGTTTCGCAAGCCGCCTTCTATTGATATCAGCACGACTCATATATTGGTGTGTAAGGGTGAAAAGTACAATATTCTGAGCGTGGAAGATATCAGAGAAAAAAGCATGTATGTTGAGGTGTTGGTGGAAAAAGTGACAGGGTCAAAGGGGTGATGGGCATGGCAAAAGCAACGTTTAAGATGCCAGAGGATTTTATCAATAAACTCTCAAAGCTCAACAGCAAGTTTGATGAGATTGTACCGAAGGTCCTTCAAGAAGGTGCAGAGCCAGCCATCAAGAAAGCAAAGAGCAATCTGGTCCTTCGCATTGGTCAGGGAACAAAGGAACCATCCCAGTCAACGGGTGAGCTAATAGCCTCTCTTGAAACCTCAAAGCCGGTGCAGAACTATAAAGGGGATTGGACGCTTCGTGTGGGTATTCCGACAACCAAAGACAGTAAAGGTGTATCCAATGCACTAAAGGCTGCGGTTATCGAGTATGGCAAGTCTGGTCAACCGCCAAAGCCATGGCTCAAGCCCTCAAAAAGAGCATCTAAAAAGGATTGTATGGAAGCAATGAAAAGTGCGCTGGATAAGGAGATTGAAAAACTATGAGTTTACTTGCAGATATAAACCACATACTAGCGCCCTTGAACATTCCTGTGGAGACTGGTGTGTTTTCAGATACACCACCAGAAGAATACTTGGTCATCACACCTATGTCAGACAGGCTTGATCTCTTCGCAGATAATCAAAGCTATATGATCGTGTCAGAAGCCAGGTTGTCCCTTTTTACAAAGAAGAACTATAACAAGCGAAAAAAGGAACTGACAAAGGCTCTGCAAGCAGGCGGCATGACCATAACAGATAGGCAGTATGTGGGCTACGAGAACGATACAAAATTTCATCATTACGCCATTGACGTAATGAAAGAATATGAAACGGAGGAAGATTAAATGGCAACAATCGGATTGGATAGTTTATATTACGCCAAGATAACTGAAGATCAAAATGGCATCGAAACCTATGGTACACCCAAAGTCCTGGCAAAAGCCATGACAGCAGAGCTTAGTGTGGAGCTGATTGAAGCAATCCTTTATGCGGATGACGGGGCATCTGAGGTCGTGAAGGAGTTTAAAAGTGGATCTCTTAGCTTAGGGATTGATGATCTTGGGTCCTTGGTGGTACAGGATTTGACGGGTTGTAAAATAGACAGCAACAATGTAGTGGTATCAAGAAGTGAAGATGGCGGAAGTCCTGTGGCTGTAGGGTTTCGTGCCAAGAAGGCCAACGGGAAATATCGCTATTTTTGGCTTTACAGGGTTATTTTTAGCGTTCCTGCCACAAGCCTTGCTACAAAAGGTGACTCTATTACCTTTAGCAGTCCAACCATAGAAGGAATGGTGTTTAGGAGAAACAAACTGGATGGAGAAAACAAACATCCTTGGAAAGCAGAAGTCACTGAAGGAGATAGTGGGGTGGCACCATCTACAATTTCCAGTTGGTTTACCTCGGTTTATGAACCGGACTTCGCCGTAGTTACGCCAACTATAACCATCACAACACAGCCAGCTACCCTAACTGAAGTAACAGCTGGTAGTATCACAGGAAGTCTTTCTGTTGCGGCAAGTTCCAACACGTCAAATCCTGTGACGTATCAGTGGTATGAAAATACCGTTGACAGTTCTACAGGCGGTGCAATCATCAACGGGGAAACATCTGCAAGCTTTGATATACCAACAGACCTGCTGGCAGACACTTACTACTATTACTGTGTTTTAAGCTCTAGTGGTGCAGAGAGTGTAACAACCTCAGTAGCTACTGTTGTTGTATCGTAAGGGAGGAATTATCATGGCAGATGAAAAATTGAAGATAGATGAAGCCGCTGAAGAACGAAGTACCACAATTGGTATTGGCGGCACAGAGTTTAAGATGATTCTTACCACCAAAGCTACAAAGGAAATTGCTAAACGGTATGGTGGGCTTGAAAACCTGGGTGAGAAACTGATGAAAAGTGAGAACTTTGAACTCGCACTGGATGAGATTGTCTGGCTCATTACGCTTCTTGCGAATCAGTCCATCCAGATTCATAATATCAGAAACAAGGATGATAAAAGGGATCTGATTACAGAAGAAGAAGTGGAGCTTCTCACCACGCCTTTTGATCTGGCGAGTTACAAGAATGCCATTATGGCAAGCATGATGAAAGGCACCAAAAGGAATGTGGAGAGTGAAACCTCAAAAAACGAGGTGGTCGGGTAAGTGATGAAGAACTCTTTACCCGACTGATTTATTATGGAACTACTCATCTAAGTAGAAGAGAAAATGAAGTGTGGCTGATGCCCATCGGTTATTTGATGGACCTTTGGGAATGTCATAAGCAGTTTATTGGTATCTCAAAACCAAGAAAGGAATATACAATCGACGATATTATTCCAGAGTTCCTATAAAAGAATAAGTTTACGCTGACACCAAAAACAGGTGTCTTTTTTCATGCCCTGAAGGAGGAGGTGAGGCGATTGTCAGATTCATTTGGATTTAAGCTTGGGATTGAAGGGGAGAGGGAGTTTAAGAACGCTTTACGGGATATTAACCAAAGCTTCAAGGTGTTAGGCTCTGAGATGAATCTAGTCACGTCCCAGTTTGACAAACAAGATAAATCACTACAGGCGGTGACTGCGAGAAATGAAGTTCTAAATAAAGAAATTGATGCACAGAAAAATAAAATAAGCACCTTAGAAGCTGCATTGAAAAACGCCGCTGAGTCCTTCGGGGAAAATGACAAACGTACGAAAGCCTGGCAGATTCAGCTGAATAACGCCAATGCGGATCTTACTAAAATGGAGCGTGAACTTGAGAATTCTGCAACCAGTGCTGAAGATTTAGGCGAAGAGTTAATAAGGTCTGGAGAAGCCGCAAATGATGCAGGTGGAAAATTTGACAAGATGGGTGGAATCCTTAAGGGCATCGGTGTGGCAATGGGAACTGTGGCTGTGGCGGCAGGAGCTGCAGCAATTAAAATTGGAAAGGAAGTTGTTCAGCAGTTTGGTGAGCTGGAACAAAACCTCGGTGGCTCAGAGGCTGTATTTGGTAAGTATGCAGCTTCCATTCAAAAGACTGGAGAAGAAGCTTATAAGAACTTGGGTGTATCTCAAAGTGATTATCTTGCCACAGCCAATAAGATGGGTGCTTTATTTCAAGGATCCGGTGTTGAACAGCAAAAGAGTCTAGAGTTGACAGAAAAGGCTATGCAACGAGCCGCTGATATGGCATCCGTTATGGGTATCGACATGCAGACTGCGCTTGATTCTGTTGCTGGCGCTGCAAAGGGCAACTTTACCATGATGGATAATCTAGGCGTGGCTATGAATGCGACAAATATCGAAGCCTATGCTCTTGCAAAGGGACTTGATTTCACTTGGGCCACAGCTACTCAGGCAGAGAAAGCTGAGGTAGCCATGCAGATGTTCTTTGAAAACACAGAGCAGTACGCTGGAAACTTCGCCCGTGAATCAACAGAGACGGTTACAGGATCTATTGGACTTTTACAAGCAGCTCTCGGTTCATTTACAGCAGGATTAGGTAATGCCAATGCGGACATGACAAATCTGACAGAAAATCTCGTGGATGCCTTCCAATCAGTGGTTAAAAACATTGTGCCTATCATTGAGAACATTGTGACTGCACTGCCACCTGCTATGGATGCCATTTTAGTTGCACTTGCTGAACTGCTACCAGTGCTTCTAAGTACCGTAACTGACCTCTTTGGACAGGTCCTTGGGACATTACTCAGTTTGCTTCCAGAACTGATTCCAGCAGCTGTGGATGCAGTGATGACCATAGTGGGAGCGCTAATCGATAATCTACCGCTACTAATTGAAGCAGCAATTTTACTTGTAACTACATTAGTTGAGGGGATAGGTATAGCACTTCCAGAGCTGATTCCATCTGTCGTACAAGCTATCATTCTTATTGTAGATACGCTAATTTCCAACATGGACCAAATTCTTAATGCCGCATTTCAACTTGTCCAGGGACTGGCTACAGGAATACTGAATTCTCTGCCCACGCTGATTGAAGCCTTGCCACAAATCATTAATGGAATCATCACTTTCATCACAAATAACCTTCCAAAGATTATCGAGACGGGAGTAAAATTAACGGTTCAGTTGGCTGCAGGACTCATTAAAGCAATACCTCAATTGGTAGCACAACTACCACAAATCGTTACTGCAATTCTAAAAGGAATTGGCACCGCAGCAACTTCAATTGTTAGTATTGGGAAAGATATTGTAAGAGGTCTCTGGGATGGTATTTCCTCTATGGTTGGTTGGATTAAAGATAAGGTGGATGGCTTTGTTGATGGGCTTGTTGGTGGTGTTAAAGGTGTATTAGGTATTAATTCACCTTCATTAGTATTTGCTGGAATTGGTGAAAACATGGGGGAAGGTATCGGAGTAGGATTTAATCATATTATGAACAAAGTATCAAAGGATATGAAGAAATCTGTTCCAACTGACTTTGATTTTGATACGAACTTAAACATGAGCGAAAACTTTCAAGGCTTTAGACAAGAGAACAGTGTGAGGTCAATTGTCGAACATACCGGTGTCATTGAAGTTAGAGGAATAAATAATAAGAATGAGCTTACAGGTGTTGTGGAAATAATCATGGACCAATTTAGAAGGGAGGCTAGGATCTGATGATAAGACTTGAAACATCAAATGGTGAAGTTCTTTCAAAGATCTTAAAGGAAGTCTCTCCAATAAAGTGTGCTTCCAATAAACAGGTAAACAGACTCCTTGATGGAACATATCATGTTCAAATTATTGGTAGTCCGTTAAAGAGCATGGAAGGAACTATCATTTCATCCAATAATCAAGCAGATAAACTTAATACGTTAATAGACCAGGGTACTCCTCTGGTCTTAATCTTTTTAGATAAAAAGTATCTGATCTATATCGATGAACCAATCCAGTGGAAAAGAATTAATTTTGCTCATGGTGATAAAGATAAAAGCTACTTTGAAGGCATGCTTATTATGATTATCAAAGAAGAGGTGGTTCTATGAGACACACCACCACAAGTCTTAATGAAAAATTAAAAAGCAATCAGCAGACACCAGCAAATAAAGCAGATCCTAAAATGAGCATTCAAGTTAGTAGAGCTAGAATGACGGTTATGGACTCAGATTATTGGACAGTAGAAACCATAAGAGAAAAAACTAATCTAGGTGATATTGGTGTTGCACCTAGACGATTCACTCCCTACGGACAGCCCAATAGAATATATGAAATACATGTTGATAATGGCACCATTGGGACATCAATCCGTGAATATCCAGATACATTTAAGGACGGTTGGAAAAATCAATTTACGCTTGGAACGGGATCTTCTGTTGCACTTGCTTTTGATGGTAATTGGCAGCGATACCGCAGTGCTTGGAGACTCGTGACAGAGGAAAAACCATGGATATTTTGGGTAGATTCAGGTGGCGATTTATGGAGGCAATTGTGGGATGATGCGTCCACTCTTTCACTGCTTGACTCTAATGTTACTTATGTACGAGCAATTAGGGCATGGCGAAATTTGTACTCTTCTGAACTTGATCAAGGTATTGTTGTTGCCTATATAAAAACAGATGGAACAGTCTGGTACAGGAACTACTGTCGGCAAGCAGACGGAACGATTACTTGGGAGGTAGCTAGGCAAATTCCGTCTGTCTCTAATGCAGTGCATTTAAACTTATTTCTGACAAATGACTATCGCGTTGGTTTTTGCATTGAAAAATCAAGTAAAGAAATCCAGTGGATAATTACGCAGCGAAACTGGGCCGGGATGGCACTTATACCTGAAAACATCCAAGCTTCCTTAGTTTTGACTGAAATTAAGTTGATCCCGATTGCCTACAGTAACCAAAACATAATGGAGCGTATCGATTCGAGTATTAAATTTAATAAGGTCAATTTCTGCCCAACGGATGTAATTATCAATTTCTCTCCATCAATTATTCGTGCAAAGCGCATGGATAGTCATTTGATTGAGATTGAATATGATACAGAGCTTTATGAAGTCCCTAATTGCCCCGAATCCTTTACGATATCAAATAATTCAATTGTTGAGGTATCAAAGTTGGATACGAGGACTCTGAGACTAACAACTGCAAATACACTTGTCAGTGTTGGTAGTTGGACAGTTACTTATGATGGCCTTGGTGGCATTAATTCATTTTATTCGGAATACTGTAAGCCTGAATTTGGAAGTTTTTCAGTGCTTGCTACTGGTGAACCTCCATCAGTATTTGAAAGCATAGTGCCAAATCTGATGATTACTAATATTGATTTTATTCAGTGTGATTTTAGCAACTTTTATTCTGAAGAGAGAATTGATGCGACATTAGGAATGGTAACTGTCGAGTTAATAAAAATCGGAACCAATCCACTTTAGTTTGGAGGAGGAAAATCATGAATTTTAATGCAAGTGTTAAGCTACACAATAAGTTTGAAATGTATGCAAAGGATATTAGGTCGGGGAAAGAACGTCTAGTGGGAACCGCATATAATATGGTTCTAAATGCCATGTGGACACAGATTATTTCAGATAGAAGAAGCCCGTTTGACTATATTTGTTACGGAAGAGGTACAGGTGATATTACTCCAGATAGAACCTCACTATTTTCTCAGATTGCACAAGTATCGGTTACTTCAAGTAGTGCTATTACTGAAGAGGTCTACTCTGGAGATTCAGGGTATTTGAAAAAGAAGATTGAGCTTTCACCAAGTACAGCAGTCGGTGAAACTATAACGGAAATAGGTATTAGAGGATACAATCGATTGGTGACTCACGCTCTGCTAAAGGATGCGGAAGGTAATCCAATAAGCTTCACTAAAACGGACACAGATGTTGTTACGATTTATGCCACACTTTATTGTAAACTTTCAGTAACTTCTCCTCTTGAGTTTAGTCAATCTCAAGGCTCATCTGGTGCAGCATATTATATCCTCAGGTATGGTTATATAGATTCTTCAATTAAAGTGAGTAGAAATCCATTGCCTCTTGATATGGATTCAATAAATGCAGCTGGTATATGCGATGCCAGTGCAGCATCTAAGTCTTCTAGCAGAATTGCATTTGATGTGGCTACAGCCACAGAAAGCTATAAAGCGCGATTTGAAATAGCTGATGCCAATTTCTTTATCAAAGAAATACAGATTGCTGATACAGCTTCAGTATTAGTTCCGGAGAATTCGCTTATTGGTAAAGTTCTTTATGAAAATGTACCTCTTGGTAATGGTGATAATTCAAAGACCAAGTTCTTATTACCTAGTCCATATGTGGAAGAACCGCTTGTTGATGTAAAAGTAAATTCGGTTTCAGTACCATTTACGATTGAAAAAAATCCTAGAATTGCCCTCGCCTGTGGTACCAACAATAGTAATGGTGGTTCTGGCTGGAGTTCATATCCCAGTGTTGTTTATCCTACCCCTTGGGGAAACAAATGGATAGGAAATGGTGAATATAAGGTCCAATATGGAAAAGTTCATAGAGGATACCTTAGACAATATGGCATCTTCAGTCCAACCGTGGGATCATTTCCAGATAAACCTTCAGTTAGTGCCAGGTCTTCAAGTCAACCCATCTTTCTTAATACTGAGCAGGTATGTGTTCTGCCAGTGAATGTTTGGATTGACTTTTCAACGGATGAAGCAAAGTCCATACCATCAAGATTTGGAGATATAGCACCTTCAACTGGTGTGATGACAACAGATGACCAGTATCTAATTTATGCTGATAGCAGCGCTGGATACATCCGCTTAGCAAAGAAAGATACAGATGGAAAATACAACAGGGTTGGAGATTCACAGGCTGGTGCATCAGGCAGATACACTTATAAGAACAACTTTATTACTGCAGACGGAAGTCATGTTGTGTTTGCTGGCTATCATGGTCTTGTAATAGCTTCTATTGATACAATAAGTGAAACGATTACCCAGGAAGTATACGATTCCTCTTATTACGCTGTGGTTTGTGAATTTGGCGGCAGAATATACTCTTTTTCATCTGGAAATTACAATATCTATGAATTAGCAGATGGCGTTTTTACTTTAGCTTACTCTGGTGCCTATGATTACACCAGTTCTCTTTATGGGGGAGGTCTTGTTGGTGATGGCCTTTGTATAATCAGTGGTTCAGATATATCAAATGCTAGATTTTTAAGACTCTTGCCGGATGGCGTTGAACACTACGTTCCCGAGTCCGAGGTTTCACATTCAGTTACAAGTATTAATAGCTTGATTACTGATGGTGGTCCAATTATTTATTGTGGCATTGATCGCTCTGCTCGGACCTTGTTTGTGGATGAGTCGGAGATATTTGTGGTGCTTAACTCTGCTCCAACGGATTCAGAGTCGGTCACAGCATCCTATAAGACTGAGGGCATACACAAAACTGACCAATTTGTCTTAGATGTTACTTTTTCCGTTAGCTATGCAGAAGGCATATAAAAAGAGGAGATGAATAAAATGAGCAAATGGTATGTTGGAACAGTGGTTTGTGGAGGCTGTAAATCTCTACTTAATATCAAGTCTATTTCAGAAAGCATTTCATGCTACTTGTGTAATGCGATGATTGATCTCTCAAATTGTCAGGTTATAGTAGATGATGAAAAAATAATGACTGAAGCAACAGATGATGAGCAGATCGAGTAAGCCTTATGCAAACATCATGAAGCAAGAGGAGGTGAAGACTTGCAGTTAGTTTTTGAGAATGAAGCGATTATTGGTAACGGAGCGTATCCTGATTTTATTGAATTTCCTAAGACAGAAGGACAGCTATTCTTTATTGACGATGGCCTACTTTATGGCGTTCCTACCAGTAGATTATATGGAGATTTTTCTAATCCAGTTTGGCATGAGACGGTATCTATAACACCAAAGAATGATTATGATATGAGTAACTTAGAATTGAAAACTCTGTCTGGTTTTGGAATCGTGGGCTGCTATAGGACGCCTGATGCCCACAAATTGATTATCCATGAATATATGCTAGAAATGGACAGATACTTGGAATCAGGCAGTATTAAGTACTCCATGGATACACCAATTGTATCTTTTGTTTTAAATCTTGAAAATCCAATTAATGAAAATCCAGAATATGAAGGTAATGTTGCCATATCTGAAGAAGCTAGTTTTCTTTCTCCTGGAAGTAAAATTGCGTTTCAATTCATGATTGGAGATAGTGAGCCTTATCCTATGGGTGTGTTTTATGTTGATAGAAGCAACTTCTCTCTTCTTAATGAAGCTGTAAGTGTTGATGGGAGAAATATTATCGGTAAGGCTCTAAATGATCAGAGCTTTGATGAGGATAATGTTTATCCATACAAAGTGATACATGAAATTTTAAAAGAAATACTCTACAAAGCAAATGTCAGTTCAGATGAGATTCTTGTTGAAAATACAGGTATTTCTGCTGGCTATCAATTCGATGTGAGCATGAGTTGTCTTGAAGGCATCATGGAAATATTGAAAGCCCTAGATGGTTGGCAAATAAAAGAGTTGGTTGATGGAACAGTTGTTATTGGCTCACCTAATTATGCAGGGTTTATAAGAAATAGTAGGTATACTTTTTACAGAGATAAAGACATATTCACTAGAAGTATTGTAAGGGATGACCAGGGAGCGTATAGAAGAGTTTGTGTTCACAACCAGGATTTCAGTATTAAAATCTACAGAGATGTAGCGACTTATAGTGGATGGAACCTACAAGCAAATAAGACGCTCTATGTTAACGTCCCGGAGGGTACTTCTTTAGCTGATGCTGAAAATTATGCAAACCAGATTGCCAATAGTCTTCAGTATGTCGGTAAGATTGAGAGTTTTACAGGGCCTTTTAGACCTCAGCTGATTTTAGGAGATGAAGCAGTAATCGTTAGTGATAAAGGTACTTCAAACCTTGGGCTAATTACTGAAATAACTCACAGGTTCGGCAAGGATGGATTCTACACTGATTTTACAGTAGACAGTGGCGGAAGGCTTGGAAAAGGGAGACTCAGTGACTACATTGGAAGGATAACAAAAGATAAAACCAGTAGCAGCAGGATCTACGAATAAGAATGGGCGCCTTATTAATAGGGCGTTTTTTTAATACACAATATTATGAAAGCGAGGAGAAGAATATGAGAGATATTTGGAACTTTCTTCAGATGGCTTTTGCAGCCATTGGCGGTTGGCTTGGTTGGTTTCTTGGAGGATACGATGGATTTTTATATGCCCTGATTACCTTTGTTGTAATTGACTATCTGCTGGGAGTGATGTGTGCCATTTTGGAGAAACACTTATCCAGCGATGTAGGTGCTCAGGGCATCTTCAAGAAAGTAGTGATTTTTTCTCTGGTAGGTGTGGCTCATATCATTGATCAGAACATCATCGGAGATGGCAGTGCCATTAGAACCGCAGTGATTTTCTTTTATCTATCCAATGAAGGAATCAGCATCATTGAAAACTCAACAAGACTTGGACTACCTATCCCGGAAAAGCTAAGAGACATCTTGGAGCAGTTAAAAGATGGAGGGGATAAGGATGGCACTAAGTAATTTAAAAACAAAGTACATGACCAGAAATGACTGCTATACAGTTGGAAGAAAGATTAAACCTAAAGGCATTATGGTTCATTCCACTGCTACTCCAGGTGTGATGGCTGCTGATTGGTTCAGCAGATGGAACAAATCTTATAAAGCTGGAGAAATCAACCGTCAAGTCTGTGTTCATGCCTTCCTGGATGATAAAGAAATCTGGCAGTACCTACCTTGGAACCATCGAGGTTGGCATGCAGGCGGAGATGCAAATAATACCCACATCGGTTTTGAGATTTGTGAACCGGGTGGGTTTTCTTATTCCGGTGGTTCTAACATGGTGGGCTATGATGTGAAGAAAAATGAAATCTACTTTAGAAAAGCCTGGCAAAATGCAGTGAACCTTTGTGTGTTTCTCTGTAAAGAGTACGGTCTGAGTGAAAAAGATATCCTCAGTCATGCGGAAGGAAACAAAAAGGGGGTCACATCAAATCACTCCGATGTTGGCCATTGGTTTCCAAAGCATGGAGAGAACATGGATACCTTTAGGGCAGCGGTAAAGAAGGCTCTATCAAAAACGGATGAAAAGGTTCAAAGCTTTCAGGTGGATGATGTGGTTTCTATTAAGTCATCAGCGTCTAAGTATTATCCCGGTGGACCTACAATCCCAGGATGGGTCAAAGAGCTTCACCATAAGGTAACACAGACGGAATTCAACAATAAGCCAGTAATTCATGCAGGAAAGATATGCATCCTTCTTGGTAAGCGGGTGGACAAGAAAACAAAGCTGGAATCAGCTGGCATTATGACATGGGTAAATGAAGATGAGCTGATTCTTGTGGATCGTATTAGGGATGTCATCGAGAAAGATATTCAGCCTAAGAAATACTATAGAGTACAGGTTGGGGCTTTTAGCAATCGTGAAAATGCAGAAAACCTAATGAAAGAACTGACGAAATCTGGCTTCAAGTGTTACGTGAAATACGAATAAAAATAAGGCTAATCAAACAAAATTCATGTTTGGTTGGCCTTTATTTTTTGCAGGTTAGCTGTTTGCTAAGACTGATTATTAATGGGGTGGAAACCCTTGTAATGCTTGACTTATAGGGGCTTTAGAGTGATATATAGACTACCCCAAATAGAAAGGAGGACGCAGCATGCGAGTTAGGGTAATCAAGCCGATTGCAGCAAAAGAGAAGAAATTAAAAGTATGTGCATACGCTCGAGTTTCAACAGATAGCTTGAAGCAGGAAGACTCTTTAGAAAATCAGACAACTACCTATAAGCGTATCATTACATCAAATCCTGCCTATGAATATGTAGGCATTTATGCAGACCAAGGCATCTCCGGTTACTCAGAGAACAGACCGGCATTTCAGTCTATGATTGAGAAAGCCAGAGCAGGAGAGATTGATCTTATCATTACAAAGTCGGTTTCAAGATTTGCACGAAATACCGTCACCGTTCTGAAAGTTGCAAGAGAACTTAAGGAACTGGGTGTCGGTATTTTTTTTGAAGAACAAAATATCAATACGTTATCAGGGGACGGTGAGATGATGCTTACTGTCCTCGCTTCTTTTGCCCAGGAAGAGTCCAGAAGCATGAGTGAAAACAACAAGTGGACCATGAAGAAAAAATTTGAACGGGGCGAGATCATGGTCAACACCAAGCGCTTTATGGGCTATGACAAAAACGAGTATGGTGAGCTGATCATCAATCCTGAAGAAGCAAAAATTGTTCAGAGAATTTTTGATATGTATCTTCAGGGAATGGGATCTTTCAAAATAGCTGCAAAGCTAAATGAAGAAGGGATTCAGACGATAACCGGAAAGAATTGGCAGGATACCACAATCAGAGGGATGTTAAAGAATGAAAAGTACAAGGGGGATTGCCTTCTTCAGAAGTATTACACTCCTGAAAACATGAGAGGAAGAACAGTAAGGAATAACGGTGAGGTTCAAGCCTACTACATTGAAGAAAACCACCCAGCCATTGTAAGTATTGAGGACTGGGAAAAGGTTCAGGGACTTATGGAAAGGCGAAAGAAGAAACGAAGAATCGGCGCAGGAGGGGTAGAGAAGTACAAGAACAGATACCCATTATCGGGGATGCTGATTTGTCCACACTGCGGCAAAACCTTAAGACGAAAGCAGGTTTACAACAAGCGCATTGAGTGGTGGTGTTCCACCTACATTACTAAAGGAAAATCCACCTGCAAAGGGATAAAAATATCAGATGAAATCGCATCAAAGAAAAACATTACAGAGCAAACGGTGATAGAGGAGGTTATGATCGATGGCGAGAAGCATTACAGTTATACCAGCAAGGCAGACTACGACAGGGGAATCAGAAACGAACCAGATGCCCCAGCTACAAAGAATGGCAGCCTACTGCCGCGTGTCAACAGACAACGAAGAACAGCTATTAAGCTATGAAAATCAGGTAAGATACTATACGGAATACATCAACAACAGCCCACTTTATACTATGGCTGGCATTTATGCCGATGAGGGGATTTCAGCCACCAATACAAAGAAGCGTGAGAACTTCAATCGGATGATAAAAGATTGTAGAGAAGGAAAAATCGACATGATCATTACCAAGTCCATCAGCCGATTTGCAAGGAACACACTTGACTGCTTAAACTTTGTTAGAGAACTGAAAGAACTGGGCGTAGGGGTAATATTCGAGAAGGAGGCAATAAACACACTCGATGCCAAGGGGGAGGTACTACTCACCATTCTCTCATCCCTTGCCCAAGATGAAAGCAGGTCCATCAGCGAGAACTCCACTTGGGGGATTAGAAGGCGATTTGAAAACGGACAGTTCAAGATGAGCACAAAACGCTTTCTAGGCTACGACACCGATGAGAAGGGTAAACTGATTATCAATCGGGAACAGGCTAAAATTGTAGAGAGGATTTATGATGAGTACCTTTCAGGGAAGACCGTAGACCACATCAAGCGGATATTTGAAAAAGAAGAAGTGAAGAACTGGAATGGTACGACCAAGTGGCATGCAAAAACAATTCAAAGCATGCTCCAGAATGAAAAGTACAAGGGCGATGCCATTTTGCAAAAGAGCTACACCGTTGATTTTCTGACAAAAAAGAGAGTGAAGAATGAAGGCCACATCCAGCAGTACCACATCGAAGAAAATCATGAAGCCATTATTGACCCGCTGATTTGGGAAGCGGTTCAGCTGGAATACGATAGAAGAAGTAACTACATCGAGGAACATGGGACCAACTCTTACTCACACAATCCAGAAAGAAACTTCTTTGCGGGAAAAGTAGTCTGCGGAACCTGCAATCAAGCTTTCACGAGAAAAGGATGGAAGTCAAAGAACAGCTACAGAAAAGTATGGCAATGCCAGGAACGCTATAAGGTCAAAGGGGTACAGGGCTGCACCAACAGGCACATTGATGAAGCTATTCTGATTGATGCATTCATACTTTCTTGGAACGCACTCCTTGATAACAGAGAAGAATTGAAAAAGAAATGGGAAACTACCGCAGAGTTTGGAAACCCTCTGGAACAGTACAGAGCTGTCCAGTTTGCAGATATCACAGAAGACGCAAAACACATTAAAGAAATTGATACGGACTTCATCTTAAGAACCTTGGACCACATCAAGGTCTATGAAACGGGGAAGATCGTCATACGCTTCATGGATGGAACTGAGATGGAGTGTAATGGGGAATAATATGGGGTTAACCGGCTGACTTGGATCAATGATCTGAGTCGGCTATTTTAAGTTAACCTGGGTTTACATTGATAAATATTTGGAAATATCTTATAATTAACATTAAGAGTATATATGCAAATGACTAGAAGCCTCGAGTGCATATTCGAGGTTTTTTTATACATAGATGGGAGGTTATGCTTTGATTGAATTGAAAGAATTAATTGTGCAATTTTTCTCCACAGTGGAGAATAGTGGTATTGAAATATACAACGAGTTTAGCTTGCAACATGAGCTAGGTATTTTTCTAAGAAATAAACTCCCAGGTTATAAAATTCAATTCGAAAGAAACGTTTCATTCTTTACCAATGATACCGATACGATTAAAAAAGAAATAGATATTTCAATTTTTAATGAGGACAAGACCGAGATGTATGCCATTGAATTAAAACATCCACTAAATGGGCAACACCCTGAGCAAATGTACTCTTTTGTTAAGGATATTAAATTCTTGGAAGAACTCAAGGAGAGAGGGTTTAGTAGGGCCACAGCCGTTAGCCTTGTGTCGGATAAACCTTTTTACGAAGGGAGAAATAATCCAGGAATATATAAATACTTCAGAGAAGAATGTGCGATTTATGGGCAAATTTTTAAACCAACCGGCCCTTTGAAAGGCAAGGATTTCATCTTTGTAAATGGCAGATACGAATTTTCCTGGGACCAGCTATTTAATACTAGTAGATATTATGTAATAGAAATTTAGAAGGGGGTTGATTTCAGTGTTTCTAATTAATAGAGAAAAGAATGAAGCTATTTCAATTACAAAGAGGACATTTCAAGAATTAGAATTTAAGGAAAGAAAGCATCTTCAGGAGTGGATTTGTAAGAACACAGATATTCTTGGAGAAAGACTATTAATTATTCAAAAAGAGTTCAGCGGTTTTGATGACACAAAGGAAAGACTAGATCTGCTTGCGATTGATGAAAATGGCAATCTGGTGATTATAGAAAATAAGCTAGATGATAGCGGTAGAGATGTCGTTTGGCAGTCATTGAAATATGCATCTTACTGTTCAGGGCTTACTAAAAGCGATATCAAAGATATTTTTCAAAAGTACCTAGATGAGCAAGGGGAAAGCGGTCATGCAGAGAAGTTGTTATGTGAATATCTTGGGATAGACGATTTTAGTGAAGTTGAACTAAATAATGACGACCAACGGATAATCATGATTGCAGCAAATTTCAGAAAAGAAGTTACTTCCACTGCAATGTGGCTTTTGGATCACAATATTAAAATTAAATGTATTAAGGTTACACCATACGAGTTAAATGAACAGATACTTCTAGATACTGAGCAAATCATCCCTATTGTTGATGCAGAAGAATACTTGATAAAGATAGCGAATAAGAAACAAGAAGAGTTAATCAACAAAGAGAAAAAACAAACAAGACATACAGTGAGGATTGATTTCTGGACACGCCTCCTACAAGTGATGAATGAAAGGTCTGATTTGTTTAAGAACATTAGCCCCTCAAAAGATAATTGGATAAACTGCGGGAGTGGTCATAGCGGCATAGCGTATACATTTGTTGTCACTGGTAACTATGCAAGAATTGAACTATGGATCAACCGAGGGTTGCAAGAGGAGAACAAAGAACTCTTTGACAGCATCCATGCATACAAAGACAAAATTGAAGAGTTATTCGGAGATCAGCTTGACTGGCAAAGACTGAATGAGGGCAAAGGCAGTAGGATAGCATACTGGCTTAAAGATGTTAGTGTATTCAATGAGGAAGATTGGTATAAAATGATATCTTTCATGACAACAAATATGATCAAGTTTGAAAAATCAATAAAAGATGTTCTTCATGATGTGATTAAGAAATAGTTTTTCGTTTTGTATTAGGAAAGAGGTGATGGTGTGGCAATGAACTACAATAAATGTCCTAGATGCGGCTCTTTAAATTCAATCGAAATTATCTATGGTATGCCAACTCATGATGCTTTTTTGATGGCTGAGGAAGGCAAAATAAAGCTTGGTGGTTGCTGCATCACGGATTCAGATCCGGAATATTACTGCAAAAATTGTGAAAATGAATGGGATAGACAGAGATCTATTGAAAAGGCTTATAGTGAGATAATAGGAATAAAAGCATCAGTTGGTGGTTACTTTGGTGGCTATTATGAAGTGGATATTGACTTTGAAAGCAGGAAGCTCAAATGGAGCCATTTAGGTGCTGGTGCAGAAGATTATTATGAAAAGACAATCAGACAGAATACTCTTGATAAATTTATCGATGAGTTAAAAATGTTGAATTTGCTAGACTGGAAGTCTAAGTATATAGAACCTGGCGTTTGTGACGGTACTCAGTGGAGTTTAGAAATCATTAAAAGTGGTCGAAATATAAAGAAGTATGGTGATAACAAGTTTCCAGATGAATGGAATGACTTTTGTAGGTTGATTAGAAAAACTGCAAACAAAGAATTTGAGTGATGGGGAGGGGGATGAATGAGTGAATATTTAAGTACAAAATACAATAATGGGAAACTCGATAACACCGTAATTGATATAACCCATCAAGACATCTATGATCTCTATGATATGAACATTAAGGATAAAAAAGAATGTGATGAAGTCACTCAGAGCTCTTACCGCAATGAAAATTACTATGATCAATATGGAGACGATAATTGGAGATTAGCTTTTTATAAAGAGGTTTTATATAGGGATCCCAAAACATCCGGATTTGTTATGCAGTACCCACATGGTACGATTATCACTCAAGCCGAGAGAAATCATTATTATCGTGGGGAAAATAAACTATACCCGGCCAGCATACCTAGTCTAACGAGAAAGCTAAAACAATTTAATTCTATTGAAGAAAAGGAAATTTATAGAATAGTCGCAGATATGCGAATTGGAGAATTTGGGTTATTTCTTTATTCATTTAATTATGTACAGAATTGGGACAAGAAATATGGTACGGTTCTTTTTGATGCTTTGGCTCAACACTATGGCTTAGAGACTAATTGGCTTGATATAACGAATGATTTTAATGTAGCTCTATTCTTTGCAACTTGCTTTTTTGATCATGGTGAAAAACGTTGGAAACCATTAACTAAAAACGAAACAGAAGAAAATGAGAATACAAAATACGGAATGATATTTCATTGTCCACAATGGCAAATTAATATGAGAAATACTACAAGTACATTAATCGATTCAGAAAATAATGAAGAAGAAATTTTGAATAATAATGTACTACCCATTGGGTTTCAACCGTTTATGAGATGCCATATGCAATATGGGTACGGGATAAAAATGGATAAAGAATATCCATTACAACAGGATATTTATTTTGAAAAGCTTAGATTCAGACATGACGAAAAGCTATCAAAAAATGTGTATGAGATGATGGATCAAGGTAGGCTGATATATCCGCATGAGGGTTTATCAAGTTTTGAAGATATAATTGATCAGATTAGGACAACTACAGTATTTTCAAGTGAAGCCTTCAATTATGCCTTTGATAAAAATGATTATTTTAAGGATAAAGAATGTTGCCGTAAAATGATTGAGAGCACTATGATAATAGGGAAACAGATTCATATTGGAAAACAGCTTCATCCAATCAAGATATCAAGACAGAGAAGGAGAAGGCTCGACCGAGAGTACGCAGAATTTTCAATAGAAGAATCGTACGGAATTAAATTATCCACAAGATATACTGCATTTCCTAAGTAATATCTTGACTTATCAAAATTTCTATCGCATTACTAGATACCAATCAAAGGATTGGAGGTAATGCAAATGACAAGTGAACAAAGAGAGAAAATCATCGAATTAAGGAAATTGGGTATAGGCTATCGCAGCATAGCCACTGCCATGAATATGTCCAGAGATAAGGTTAGAAACTTTTGTAAGGTACAAGGATTAGATGGATACGGGAAGAACAATAAGAAGGCAGAAGAAAAAGCGATAAGAGAGCTCTGCAAAAACTGCGGAAAGCAAATAAATAAAAAGCCAATAAAGGGTCGACCAAAGACCTACTGTTCTAAAGAATGCAAGAAAGAATGGGAAGTTAAACACCCAATATTGTATCAACATGTATGTTATTACTGCGGAAAGAAATTTGAGAGCAAAGCTAAGAATGCAGATTTCTGCTGCCACAAATGTTATATACGCGATCGGTTTTGGCGTGATGAGGATATTGAAACTGTGATTAGGCATTTAAGAAAAAGAATACTGATACCTAATGCACCAGGATGGATTAAGGACTTAATTTCCGGTCGGGAATGTAGGCAATCGGGTGAAAAACCAGATGAATCTGTATGATTTTAGTTCACCCCTTTGAGACTTAATTAAATCGAAAGGGGGTGCAAAATGATAATTTTACCCCTTTAATAGTCACATTTGTTAAATTGTATAAGACTAACGTGATACCGCACGTTGAGTGTATAATAATGATGACGAATAGTGGTTCAAAGGGCAAATGAGGCAGGTCAACCACTACATGTAGTGGTATTGGAGCAAAAAAAAGGCTAAAATCGAGCCGAAAAAGTGCTATTTTTGGCCCTGTTTTTTGGGGCATTTTATAGATGACATTTGGATTTTCAAAGATAATACCCAAAAACTTTATGTGCCAGGAGATATTATGATATTCTTATAATAGGTCGTGAAAGTAGAAAAAAGCGAAGTAAAAGGAGATGAGGCATTTTGAAAAAAATAATCTGTATGCTGGTTTCAATTCTAGTCCTAATTCTGGTACTTACATCTTGTGCCACTACGGGAAATAGTAGCACGGTTATTTCTAATGGCTCCATTGAAAATAAAGACACGTACTCAGAGATTACAATCCAATCACCAATGACATTATCCAATAATGATTTATATCCTATTAATGCAAAACATCAATATTTGAGACTAAAAATGGTAAAAGGCAAATACTATGAAGATTGGACTCCAGGAGCTTGTATGGGCACGATATGGGAGGGGTCTTTTATAATAGAGTTAGCAGACGAATTAGGCAATGTAATCAGGCAAACCGATTTAAGCAAAATGTATAAAGAGCCTTTGGTTTTCAATTCTTCTTTTCAAATTCAATTTGATGATTATAATAATGATGGGAATATAGATTTTACAATAGGTCAGTACGCATCAAGCAATGGCAATGACTATAAGCTGTTTACATTAAGAGAGGATGGAAAAATAGAAGAATTACCTGTTAAGGGTTATTCTTCGCTGTTTATTAGTAATTACACAGAATTTTATTCTACAAAATTTACAAAAGTAGATAGTATTACATTTAAAAAAGAGTATTATGATAATTCAATAGGCAAGCAACTTGAAGATATTTTTAAGTGGGACGGGAATGAATTTATAAAAAATTAAGTTGATGACAATAAAGTATTTCGCATAATCTATATAATGAGAACTTGGCTAAGGCGTTGAGAAATCAGTGCCTTTTCTTTTTCTCGAAATCGGCTACATAAGTACTCCGAGCTGGAGTAACGCTCTTCTGCTCTTTCTTTTTTGGCTGGTTGTATATGATAACAACCGTAACCCACATCCAACACAAGACAGAAGTCTTGTGTTGCAGCAAGCACTGAATTTTGTCTCCCAAAATTGGCTTGTTAGGGGCATATGCACCTAATACCCCTCTACAGCGCCCCTCTACATCGAACAATATTTATTATTGACAAATTGGTCTATATAATATAAACTTAATATGGGTTTATAAAAGGTAGACTTGGGAGGATTTGCTATGAAAGAATATAAATTATCACAGAGCGAAGCGAAATTCGCTGAAATAATTTGGCATCATGAGCCAATCGGCTCCGGCGAGCTGGTGAAGCTGTGTGAAAAAGAAATGGAGTGGAAGAAATCCACAACCTATACAGTACTGAAAAACCTGTGCGAAAAGGGTATCTTTCAGAATCAAAATGCAGTCGTTACATCCTTGATTAAAAAGGATGAATTTTGTGCAAAGCAGAGCAGGCGTTTTGTTGAAGATACCTTTGGAGGGTCACTGCCGAAATTCATTACAGCTTTCATTGGTGGCAAAAAGCTGACCCGTAAGCAGGCGGAAGAACTCAGACACTTGATCGATGAACACAGGGAGGACTGACGATGGATAAACTATTCCTTTCTGTTTTCAATATGAGCCTGACGGCGAGTTTTGTAATAGCTGCGATAATGCTGGCACGGATTCCGCTGAAAAAAGCACCCAAAACAATATCCTATGCCCTGTGGGCCGTAGCTGGCTTTCGGCTCGTGTTCCCGTTCTCCTTTGAGAGTGTGTTCAGCCTGATTCCGTTCAAATCCGCACCTATTCCTGCGGACATCGCTACACAGCCGATACCGCATGTTGATAGCGGCATTAACGTTATAGACGATGTTGTGAACCAAGTTCTTCCCGCTGCAGCCCTTGCCGCCAGTGTTAACCCGCTGCAGGTCTGGCTGACAGCCGGTGCGTACCTGTGGCTTGCTGGCATCGCAGTTATGTTGATTTATAGTGTTGTGTCCATTGTGCTGCTAAAACGGCGGCTGATTGGTGCTACGCTCGCCCAAGATAACATCTACGAAGCCGATAACCTTAAAACACCGTTTGTCCTCGGATTTTTCAGGCCGAAAATCTACATTCCGACGGTGCTATCAGAGGAAGAAAGACGTTATGTTATCCTGCATGAGCTAACACATATCCAGCGGTACGACCATGTTGTAAAGCTCCTCTCTTACTTTATTCTTTGCCTGCACTGGTTCAATCCTTTCGTGTGGGCGGCCTTCCTGTTGATGGGAGCAGATATGGAGATGTCCTGCGACGAGCGAGTGCTTAAGGAAATTGGCAATGAAACGAAAAAAGCTTACTCCATGTCACTTCTGTCTTTGGCGGCGGAACGGCGCATCATCGGAGGCAGCCCACTGGCATTTGGCGAGGGCGGTATGAAAGAGCGAATCAAAAACATACTAAATTTCAAAAAGCCTGCGGCATGGATTATTACCGTATCGGTCGCGTTTGTCGCAGTCTTGAGCATAGGATTTACGGCAGATAGGGTTACCCTCGGTAGCGGCGACTATGATTTTTCAAACTTTAATGTAAACGGGTTTATGCTGGGTGCTGATACGAACAAAATGGATACATCGTCACTTTCTCCTACCGCACCATTGAATGTCAAAGACGGATACGATTTCAACTTCGAAGAAGTACGTTATAGCGTGAACCATGAAACCGGACGATTGATTAAAATGAACGTTGACGTATACGACGGTGCGTACATACCGTCCTTGACGATCCATAAAGGAGAAAACCCTGTTACTATTCCTCATGAACTAAATACAATTGAGCAAGTTACAGAATATCTCGGCCAGGGTAAGAGTGGCTGGCAGGATAGAGAGCAGCGTCTGCGTTATATGGAATATCGTCAGAAAGAAGGGCGATTATCGGCAACTGTTAGATTTGTCTATACGGATGGCGGGTCGGAAGGGATCACGCATCGCCTTGTTTGGGTAATCGCTGAGAGCAGCCTGCCATATCCCTATCCTTACCCAGATGAAAAACAATTTAGAGATTTAAGACCAATGATTAAAGTTGGAAATATGTTATTCCTTGATACTAATAAAGAAATATCTATAGAAATCGGTGATTCAGATATTATAGGGGAAGTTGTTTCTTCAGTTACTCAACATGAAAAACCAGCGGAAAATGGGCAAACAAACTTTGGCTCAATAGGCTCAAAATATGCTTATTATGATGATGGCCTTGTTGTGTTGTTAAAAAATAAATGGATATTTTTTGAGAAAGAAGATAATACTTACCCATTAGAATTTTTTCAAATAAGCAATGCAAAAATAGAAAATCTGAAATTGGATAATATTAATAAAATTATTGAAGAAAAAATAATCGATAAAGAACTTAGCGCCTTTATATTTACGGATAATGAAAATAGTGAATTTAAAGGCGGGATTAATTTGAATGGTAAATCTTATTATATAGGTCAGGTGTCAATGGAGAACACCCCAGACGCTTTAATGGGAATTGAGGAAATTCGGGTATTTGGGAGGAAGGCTGTAAAGATTTATGGAATATTGGGTGTCAATTATGCGCAGGCATTTTATTGGTTTGTTGAGGAAAAACCGGAAGAGTCGATTATACAGATAGATGGAAATACGATGGAAATTGATTTAGACGATGATGATAAGAAAGAAATTATTTCAACTTTAGGCACAATTCCTGAAACAAGAATATACATGTTAAAAGAAGGCAGAATATATGCTTCTGATATTAATAAATCAATTGGCGCAAAATCGGTAGCTTTGCAAGATAAAGATAAAAAGTTATTTGAAGTATACTTTGAGCCAAATAAACCAGAACAATATATGTATTATAAAGATTCCTTTATAAAAAGGTAGAACATCTACAAAACAATATTATATTGAATTACTTGTTTTACGCAACACCATTCTCAATATGTGTCATATCAAGAATTAAAGGTCTAGCCGCATCATTCAAATGATACGCATCAGCAGAATGACATGAGAAAGGAACAAAATGCATATGTCAAAAACAATAATATCAGTTGTTGTAACCATATTGGCAGGAATCATTGGCATATATTTAGGTACAGCAATCAATTTAGAAGGATATTTAGGTCTTGTTTTTGCAATCGCTGCGGCTACAGGGTTTATTGTTTCGGCCATTGAACGCAATAACAAACGATGATTAATTTCAATTTATTAATGAATTGATGAGTATAGAGGTGATCTGGTGGCTAAACATGAATTCGGAATCTTTGATACGGAACCGGTGCCAAGCAAAAGGTATGATGAATATAGTCCTGAAAAATATGACTGCATTGCAATACATGACGATTATATTGAACCTCTGCTTGAGGAATTAAATGTACTGGAAACATATACTCACACTCTTTCCTGCCCGGGCAAGGGACTTGTATATTACGGCATAACCTTAATACCGCCATCATCGTTGTCTGAATTTAAAAAAATAATTGATTCAACCAGTGTGCCAGAAATGCAAATCCTTTCTAGAAAGATAGACGAAGCTATACGGAAGCACAAATTTATGATCCATTACGGAATATAACTAATCTCTGAAAATCAGCGGGAGTATTTTCTAACGAAGATACCCCGCTTTTTTTATGCCCTTTTTAGGGTTCAAATCTATCATTTCAATAAAGAATGGAGGAAATCAAAATGGCAAACGAAACAATGCGTATCTTTTTCCCTCTGAAGATTATCACCTATCCCCAGGGCGAATATGGATTGGATGATAATCCAGAGGACATCACTTCCAAAGAGGCTGTGGCATATGAGGACGCTATCCTCGCCGCTATTGCAAAGGAGAATCGTTTCTTCGAGAACGACCGCGGTCTTGCCGAATACATCCACGATGAAGCTCTCAATAAAAAGGTATATAGCCTGTACCCGTCAGTGGAAATCGTTGACGGAGAGCTTTGGGGAGTTATGACAGCAGGATTAAAAGAACCTCTCTCTGGCGAAGAAACCGCAGCGCTTATGGAATATGTATGCGGGCAAAATTCAGACGGCTATGGCGAAGGATTTGAGCAACGTCCTATCAAAACGCTGGATGGAGAAATATATGTCAGCTTTTGGGACAGCGGGAATTACTCCATGAAGTTGGAGCAGGAGATGAAAAACAAAGCTCCTGACCTTGGGTATGGCGGTCCCGTGATGGGAGGAATGTAAATGAGCAAGGTATTTTCTATCATTGGTCTGGAAACCAACACCGCCATCCAAGACGTGGGACTCATGGGCGGCATTCCTGAAGCGGAGGACATTCAAAAATCTCAGCTATACAAAGACTTGGTCGAGGACTGCGGCGGGTCAGAATATATTATGGTGTCGGTTAAATCCTACAGTTATGGTGAGGGAGAGCCGGAGGAAGCCATGGCTGAGGATCTCGATTGGCTCAAAGCTCATCCTGATTTTTTGTTAAGTGAGGCGGTCACACATCTGCAGACCAAAAGCCTCGCTATACTATACCCTGATCAGGGTATGCAGATGAATATGTAGCGCTCTTTGGTTTCTTATGAAGCTGGAGGGCGCTTTTTCTATTTCGGCAACCAACTGTGAACTACACACTTAAATAAATGAAACAAATAAAAGAACGATGGGGCTCTGTCTTTATAAAAAAGCAGAGCCTTTTTTGTTTTTCCGAGAAAGGGGCTGAACTATGAACAATGATTTAAACACAGAAATAAAAATTGACGCAGAAGGAACCGGACCTCCTAAAAAGTATACCGTGCCGTTGCCCGAAGATACCACCCGATGTGTTGGATGTCCTTATCCCGGTGTCGGCTTTGTCTGCTGGGACACAGATGGCTCTTGTATGAGAACCGAGGTTGAAAGGATCAGCCGCCGAAGCAGAGGGAGGTGATGCAATGAACAGCCCCATCAGCTGGGTGGGCGGTAAAAAGTCGCTGCGGGATCTGATTTATCAGAGGATGCCGAAAGAATTCGGTAGATACATTGAAGTCTTTGGCGGAGGCGGCTGGGTGTTGTTCGGGCGAAAGCCCAGCTCCGTTATGGAGGTATACAACGATTTTAACTCCGACCTTGCTAATATGTTCCGCTGCATTCGCGACCGTCCCTTGGCCTTACTTAAGGAGTTGGGTTTCCTTCCGCTGAACGGACGGGATGAGTTCAATGTCCTAAAAAAATTTCTTGAGAAGGAGGAATTCACGAACGAGTACCTGCAGGAGGAAATGGAGATTGCCCAGCGAGATCTCACAGAGACGCAGTTTGATGAAATAAAGCTCCTCCTCTTGGAAAATGCGCAAATGAATGACGTTAAACGCGCAGCTGCCTTTTACAAGCTCATCCGCTTAAGCTACGGAAGCGGCTGCACCAGCTATGGCTGTCAGCCCTTCGATATCCGCAGAACCTTTGATCTCATCTGGCAGGCAAGCCGCAGGCTCAAGGACACTGTCATTGAGAACAAGGACTTTGAGGCTCTGATCAAGCAGTACGACCGTGAGAATGCCTTCATTTACTGCGACCCTCCATATTATCAGACAGAGGGACATTATGAAGTTGTATTCAGAAAAGAAGACCACTTCCGTTTGCGGGATACCCTGGTAGCCTGTCAGGGCAAATGGCTGGTCAGCTACAACGACTGCGAGTTTATTCGTGAGCTGTACAAGGACTTTAACATTGAAGCGGTCAGCCGTATCAACAACCTTGCGCAGCGTTATGACAACGGCTGTGAATATGCTGAGGTGTTTATCTCCAACTATGACACCAGCGAGCGCATGCGGGATATGCCTACTCAAATGGGCTTATTCGACGTCGGCGGTCTTTTCGGCATGCCATAACAAAATCAAATCATATTTTTTAGGAGGATTTACATTATGAAGCTATTTAAAATGGTTACGTCCGTGGATAAGCATGGTCGTATCACCCTGCAAACAGGGGTACTCGATGCCGCAGGGATAAAGCCCGGCGATGAGGTGAATGTCACTCTCGCTGTAGATAATGATGCTGACGAAAATACCTGTCCGCAGATTGTCCTTACCCCCATTGCGCCTGAAGCAGATGAGCCGTTGTGTGACTGCGAAGAAGATGGCGTGGAGATTTCCCTGACCCTTCCCGACTTGCTGCTGGAAGCGGCTGAGATTTGGGAAGCAAGCGCCTTGGAAATTGTCTGCGCGCCGGGTGCCATCGTTATATTGGAAGCGGATATTCTGGACAATCTGCCGGATGAGCTTCACGAGCTGTTCGCTGCACTCAGCATCAACCCCGACACGGTTCGGGAGGTTATGAGAAAGGAGGGTTACTTCGTATGAAAGCAAAGCCCATATACAAAATAGTAGATGACAAGGGGCGCGTCCTGATTCCAAAGTCATTACGCGCCGCCGCTGAAATGGAGCATGGCGATATCGTTCGCCTCGATATCCAGAAGGGCGTCATCACAGCTAAAAAGGTTGATCTCATCGAAATCGGCGACCAGTCGCCGGAGGCGGTTGAGGCGTTCGTCCACGCCGCTATTCGTGATATGCCTGAGAATACGCTTATATCATTAGCCGCAAAACTGCTGGACATCATTGAAAAGCGAAAGGAGTAA